TTGGACACAATATTAATAGAGAAGTTAATCCAAAAGAGGTTGTGGATTACCTGACAAAGAGGGGTGTATGTGGGATTGCAAATGGACGTGCAGAGTTTGGGCCTCGTGCATTGGGAAACAGATCACTAGTTGCAGACCCCCGTCTTGATATCAAAGATACTGTTAATGATATTAAACAGCGTCAGAGGTTCAGGCCGTTCGCGCCTGCAATTTTAGAAGAATATGCAGACGAATACTTTGATGGCCCAATGAACCGTTATATGCAGTTTGTATCGACTGCAAAACATGACTACAAGTCTGTTACTCATGTAGATGGAACTGCAAGAGTGCAAATAGTGGAAAAAGATTGTGTGTCTGTGATTCGTCCTATTCTTGAAGAGTGGTATGAGGCTACAGGGTGTCCCATGCTACTAAACACATCATTGAACATAAAGGGAGAACCCATAGTAAACAATATAGATGATGCAAAAAGGTTTGAAGAAAAACACAATGTCAAAGTCTTCTAAAATAATTATCGGTGGTTGTAGTTTTACAGATCCAAAAGTACCGGAAAATGGCGCTATGTGGCAAACATGGCGACAAAAAGAGTACAAGAAGAAAGGGTACATTCAAACAGGTTGGAAAATGTGGGGAGAGCTACTTGCAGAACACCACGGCTGTGAACCGCTAAACACTGCAAATTGTGGAGACGGTAACTCTAGGATTTTTCAAAAAGTCACAAAAGAATTAATTGAAAATGACCCAGAAGAAATTAAGTTTGTAGTTGTTGGGTGGACAGAGTTTCAAAGAGATTCATACATACACTGTGGAATGTGGAGAAACTATGCAGGGTTTGAATGGGATGAAAGATGGAAAAGTCACATAAATCCAGACTCTATGCCACTTTTACTTGAAGAGCAGTTGACTATGATGTGGAGTTTACAACAAACCTGTAAATCCCTGAATGTTCCTCTTTATCAATTTCAAATGTTACGTCCACTTTCGTGGAGATATCTTGGGGGAGAAACGCATCCTATGTTTCAAAAATTTTGTTTGGCCTTAGCGCAAACAAAAATAGAACTCAAAAACTTCTATAACTGGCCTCCAATGGATATTTTTGGTGGAAGTTGTATGCATGATGAGATAGTACAAGAGATGCGTGCCGATGGGCTTGAAGACAAAGATATATACTTTGCAAAAGATGACCATCATTTAAGAAAAGAAGGACAAGAAAGGATGGCAAAAAAGGTAATAGAGTCAGTGGTTGTATAAATACTCTGAAAAGGGTTTTATATGGCCATCCCAACTACTAAAACAGAATTTAAAAACTATTGTCTCAGAGCCTTAGGTTGTGGGATGATTGATGTAAACGTTACCGACGATCAAGCAGACGACCGGATTGACGAAGCTGTACAGTATTTTGTGCAGTATCACTACGACAGCATACAGAAAGTATATCTAAAGTATCAGCTTACCTCTGACGATATAACTAGGGCTGGAACAAACGAGTCTTCTAGTGCAACCGATACCGCAGACAGTTCTATAACTGCTACTTGGTACGAAGGTAAAAACTTTATTCCCGTTCCCTCTTCAGTTATTTCAGTAATAGATGTATTTCCTTTCGACGATTCATCTACAAATAATTTGTTTGATATTCGATATCAGATTAGACTGAATGACTTATACGACTTCAGTTCTTCATCTATTCTTCAGTACCAAATGGTAATGGATCAGCTTGATTTGTTGCAACACATCCTTGTCGGTGAGAAACCAATTCGTTACTATCAACATCAGAACAGACTTTACATTGATGGTGATTGGTCTTCCGACTTTAGTGCTGGGGATTACCTTATCATAGAGTGTTATAGGAAACTAGACCCAAATACGTATACTGACGTATGGGATGATATGTACCTTAAAAGATATGCCACTGCCCTCATCAAAAAACAGTGGGGACAAAACTTATCTAAGTTTAACGATGTAACTCTGCTGGGTGGAGTTTCATACAATGGACAACAAATATACGATCAGGCGGTAGAAGAAATCAATCGTATAGAAGAAATCATTCAGGGTATGCAGTATCCTGATGCACTTATCAAGGCATAATACATGGCTGTCCGTAGCGGTTTTAGAACAGGTGCGTGTACCACTAATAATGATAGTGGGCTTTACGCGAACCTGATAAAAGAGGCTATCCAGATATATGGACAAGATGTAAGTTACATCGACAGGACTTTGGTTGCCAGAGATGATATTCTTGGAGAGGATTCTCTTGCAAAGTTTACAACATCATCTACAATTGAAATGTATATCGAAAACAGTGAGGGTGGGTTCGCTGGTGAAAAAGAAATTCTCCAACAGTTTGGTTTAGAAAACAGAAACGAAATCACCTTTGTTGTATCCAGAGAAAGGTTTGATGACATCGCGTTTCAAGTTACATTAGAGGAGGGAACTACAACAACTTCGGGTTCCATTCTTCTAGAAACGGGAACCAGTGGTACGGATTGTACAGCTGCATTTAGTGTTTCATATTTGAGAAGTGAAGATGAAACCGCTTCAACATATGCAAATCGTCCCCAAGAAGGTGATTTAGTATGGCATCCTGTAATTAAAAAACTTTTTGAAGTTAACTTTGTTGACCACGATGAACCGTTTTATCAGTTAGAAAACACTCCTGTATACAAACTGAGATGTAGTCAATTCGAATACGCCAGTGAGGTTATTGATACTGGTATTGAAGACGTAGATGTGATAGAAGACGACCTGTCACTGGACTCTCTACAACACCAGATGACTCTGGAACAGTCAAGTGCAGTCAACGAATTTTTCCGTTTGGAGTGGGGTACAAATGGGGACTTGTTACTACTTGAAGATGGCGATTATGTCATTGGTGAAAATGACACAACCTCTGTGGGTGAGTCTCTACTTCTTGAACCGGAATCTGAGTTTAGTGAACCTTCATATATTATACAGGAGGACTATATAATAGGTGACGGTGTAACCGAACAGTCTAAGACGATAAACGCCTCAAACGAAGTATATGAAGCGGCAGACAATACCATATTAGACTTTACCGAGTCAAATCCATTTGGAGATGCCGGAAAGGCTGGATAAAAGATTATGTTAGACCAACAGTTTTATCACGAAACAATAAGAAAGATCGTTGTTGCTTTCGGTACTATATTTAACAATGTTAATTTGGTGCGAAAGGACAACTCAGGCACAGTTGTTCAGAAAATGAAAGTACCTTTGGCATACGGGCCAAAGGAGAAGTTTCTTGTGCGTTTAGACCAAGATTCTGACCTGACAAGTAAGGTTGCAATCACTCTGCCTCGTTTAGGGTTTGAATTGCAAAACCTCACTTACGATGCAACTAGAAAGTTAAATAGAATCCAGAGATTTAAGAAGTCTGTTGACGGTTCACAAACTAAAATCGAAACACAGTACATGCCAGTGCCGTATAATATAGACTTTCAGTTGTATGCAATGGCAAAACAGTCAGATGATGCACTACAGATTATTGAACAGATTCTTCCTTACTTTCAACCGGACTACACGATTACTGTTAATGATATGTCTGACATGGGAATCAAGCGAGACGTTCCGATTGTTCTGAATTCTATTGATTATGAGGACAGTTATAGAGGTAACTTTGAAGAAAGACGTGCGATAATTTACACTCTATCATTTACTGCAAAGTTTTATCTGTACGGCCCTGTCACTCAAGAGAAAGTTATCAAACAGGTTCAAGTCGATTCTTATACAGATATGCCTGACCTTTCACCCGCTAGAGAAGTGCGACAAGTTGTTACTCCAAACCCTGCATCTGCTGAACCCGATGACGATTTTGGATTTAATGAAACTACGTCCTTCTTCCAAGACGCAAAAACATTTAATCCTGAGACTGGCGAAGATGAGTAACTTATATAATGTATTTCTTTGGGAAACCCGTTCTCAGCGTTAACGTTGAGCCTACCAATAAATGTGTTCTAGGGTGTAGTGCGTGTGACAGGACTTTGCGTCCTGAAGCAGTCAAAATACTAGAAGACATAGACCCAGAAATTTTTCGCAAAGTTCTGTTTGAAGACTTAGCTTCGCATTCAATAGAAGAACTTCCTAAGTTTGACTTTTGTGGAATTTACGGTGACAGTATATATCACAAACAAATTTTTTCTATCTTTCGTCTCATAAAATCTAGAGGTGGAAAACTCTCATTAGAAACAAATGGGAGTTACAAAACTTATGAGTGGTGGAATGAACTTTTTAGTATATTGGATGATAGGGATGAAATTACGTTTTCTGTTGATGGACTAAAAGACACAAACGAAATTTACAGAACAAATTCTGATTGGGATAGTATCTACTCAGGAATGTACCTTGCAGGTAAATCTAAAGTAAAATCAAAGTGGAAATTTATTATTTTCAGTCACAACGAACACCAAATAGAAAAAGCAAAAGAACTTGCCGCTGGATTAGACTTTGACGAGTTTCTTGTTCGTAAGAGTGGAAGGTTTGTTGAAAATGACCCTTTAAGGCCTAGTGATGAAAACGTGGGACTACAACAATACCATCGGGAACACTTTTTGTCTGGGAAAGAATTAAAGATTGTTCCTAGATGTACTAGAGATCCACAGTGGAGTAGAAATGTAGGATTTACCTATCAGGGTTATGTTATTCCGTGTTTAACATTTCATTCTATAAAAAATGAATGGTTCGAAGAAAACAAGCACAAAATAAACATGAAGGAAAGACACATACAAGATATATTAAACGATCCTATTTGGAAAGATTTACAAAGATTATGGGAAACTCCAGAAAACGCGCCAAGGATATGTTCACTGTATTGTGGTGTCCCTAAATATGAAGAGATAGACCCCAATAGAATAAAGATTAATGATTATGAATATTTTGACCTTAAAAATCGGGGAGAAGTTTAGCTCCGACTATGCAAACGCACAATACAACGCACTCAAAAAACATTCTTCAGTAGATTTTAATTACTATTGCTATACTGATAATACTTGTGGGTTACACAAGAATATTATATCTGTTGAAATCCCGAATGTCAAGCTTTTTGAGCAACAATTTCATAAATTTCAATTTCATAAAACTGGTTTTGCCTCTATACCTGTAGGTGAAAAATGTTTAGTTCTAGATATAGATTATATTCCAATTCAAAACATAGATGACATTCTACAATGGCCTGTTAAAAAAGGAGAGTTTGGGTGTATTGAAAGATGGTGGTCACAGAGGCTAGACCAGTGTGCAATTAATGGTGGGTTTCAAATGTATCACATGGGCGATACAAATCATCTTTGGGAAAGATTTTCTACATCCCCAACTTTCTGGACAAACTACTATAAATCTAATGGATTGTGTTTGAGTGCAGGCCCCTGTGGAGAACAACATTTTATCGACCAACATGTACAACTAAAAAGAAACTGGTTGCCAAAACAATGGTTTGTAAGGTACAATAGAGACTTGATAGAAGAAACCCAAATACTATGGGAAGAAAGAATTGACGAGTGTCCTCATTATTGGCAGGAAAGATTTCATCGTAACATAAAAATGGTTATGCATTGGACAGACAACGAAGACGATATGATTCATAACAGTGATGAACCTTGGATAAAGGAATATTATGACAATAGATTGGACTAAGTTTGTTGATGTTGTAGAAGTCAATCCAACGGAACTTTGTAATTTACTTTGTGATTTTTGTCCAAGGGCTCACGGATATCCGAACCGAAACTTACACATGGACGCTGGTATTGCGGGAATGATTAGGGAAGGACTATTGGATATTGGTTTCACTGGCATTGTGAGTATTACGGGGAAGGGAGAACCAACCTTAGCAAAGAATTTTGTTCAAATTGCAGAAATTTTCTTGGGACAACCTTGGAAAGTAAAAATCAACACTAATGGTAAACGACTAGACAAGTATATTGATATTATAAGTCGATTTGATATGGTGTATTATGATTATTATGATGAAGATTGGAAAGGGTTTTTAGATACCATAGAGAAATATAAAAAATATCCTAACTTCAAGTTTTGGTATAAACCGCCTCTTAGTTGGACGGAATATCAAAGGTCATACACTAATCGTGCCGGTTCTATGGAAGGAGAATATTCTTTTGATTTGCGAAATAAACCGTATCAAAAGTATTGCGGTAGGCCAGTTAGAAAAATGTTTATTGATTGGAATGGTGACTATAGACTTTGTTGCGAAGATTGGAGAGTGGGTAATCAATTTTCTATTCAAGAAAACTTTCATGAATATGAAATGAACAAAACCGAAACAACATTGGACAATATACTTCATACCCCAATAGACGAGTACTTACTTACAAATAAAACCCTTGCAAGATATAGGGATAAATTATTACGTGGTGACAGATCTGAGTCTCCTTGTAATATGTGTTCTTTTAAGAATGACGATGACGCTGAACATTTTTTGAGAGTTTTAGATGAATATCAACAACATGACATACAATCTGATAGTGACAATGAAAGGGGTGACCGTATCCCACTCAGGACTATCTTCTAAAAACGAAATTGCATGTTCTGTAGAAAATTATGACGATATAGAAACCGTTGTCGAAGACGCAATAAATGGTGCGTTGAATCCAGACTCCGACTCTTACCGAATCGTCTATGCGAGATTTGATGATATATAGTCGAGACATTAACGTTGACATATCTTACAGATGCACTCTTTTTTGTGGGGGATGTAATCGACAAGATGAAGACTACACGATTGTCAAGAAAGAGATGACTATAGCCGAGTTTGAAAAAATTATCTCCGTCTATAGTAAAGTTTTGTTCTGTGGCGGTCAATCTGACCCCATCTTCCATCCACATTTTATTGAGTTCTTACGTATGTCACGAGAGCGTGGAATTACGGTTTGTGTTCACACTGCTGCAAGTCACAAGAAACAAGAATGGTATCTTGAAGCATTTGATGCAAATCCACACGCAAAGTGGTACTTTGGAATCGATGGGCTACCTAAAGATAGTCACAAGTATAGAATTAACCAAGATGGTGAGTATCTATTTCAAAGAATGATTGACGCAAAAGAACGAGGCTTAGAAGTCGAGTGGCAACATATTAACTTCGATTATAATAAAGACACCAGAGAGGAGGTTAGACTTTTAGCGGAACAACATAACATACGATTACAGTTTTTAGAGACAAACACAAATGTAAAAGGAAAAAATGTAAAATTAGTTTATGACCTTAGTGCAGAAGTGCAACCAAGATGTTTGAATAAGACAACACCGATGTACTATTCTGCTGGGGGACATCTATTGCCTTGTTGTTGGTTGGACTCAAAGAAAGAAGAAGTACCAGAATTGTTTGACGAATCTTTGACACTAAATAATAAAACGGTACAAGAAATAATTACCTCTGATGTGTGGACTGCGTTCAACGAAAAGTTAAAAACAGACCCACATAGAATTTGCAGAAAAAGATGTGGTATTAATCACAACCAAGAAGATGCAAAGATGAAAAGGACGTTTGTTGATGGCTGATTTTGAAGACATAATTAACGAAACTCTTGGAGTTGTCGAATCTGGGAAAGAAATTACTCAAAAGGAAGAAACAATTCCGGTGATTCCTAGACCTCCAAAAGAGATGGAAGACATTGATGCTGACTATAGGTATCAGAGAGAAAACTTCTATAATCTTATTGAGCGTGGAAACGATGCAATAGAAGGTATACTTGAGGTTGCAAGAGAATCAGAACATCCTAGAACTTATGAAGTTGCTGGTAATTTGATTAAACAAGTAGCAGAGGTAACAGAAAAACTTGCTGACTTGCAAACCAAAATGCAAAAATTGAAAGAAGTGCCAAACAACGCACCCAAAAATGTGACTAACGCTCTGTTTGTTGGTTCAACCGCAGAGTTACAGAAGATGTTAAAAGATGCGAACAAACCCAAGGAATGATGTATCAGTAGACATTAGTAACAAGTGTACGTTAAAGTGTTCTCAGTGTGCAAGACATCAATTTCCAAACCCCGCTAAAATTCCTGGCCATACTTGGACTCTAGAAGAGTTTAAAAAAGTAATATCCGTCTATTCCAGTGTGGATTTTAATGGACAGATATCTGATGCAGTTTTAAATCCAAACTTTATTGAGATGTTGAAACTTGCCTATTCAGAAGGGATAGACGTAGAGGTAAGTAATGCGGCTTCTCATAGGGATAGGACATGGTATAAAAACGCATTCTCTGCAAATCCAGACGCACACTGGATATTTGGAATTGATGGACTGCCAGATCAGAGTTCAATATACAGAGAAAATCAAGATGGTATGCATTTATACAGTATGATGCTGATTGCAAAACAAATGGGATTGCGTGTTACTTGGCAGTATATTGTTTTTGATTACAATGAAAGACAAATAGAAAGGGCAAAAAACTTAGCAGAACTTAATGACATAGAGTTGCAACTAAACTATCCAACCAAAAAAAGAGGTGGGAAAGTAGAGGATACAAAGAAAGAGTTTCAACCTAAATGTTTGAACGGAGAGAGAAGTACGGCTATAAATGCAACGGGACATGTACTACCTTGTTGTTGGATGGACATTCCTGTAATTAACCCAAACGCAGAGATGGACGATACCACAAGACTGTTGTTTGGAGACAAAACTATCTTTAACTCTTCAGTTGAAAATATCATCGCATCTGACGCATATCAAAAATTTATGGATACGGTGATAAATAAGAGTAACCTTTCGTTTATTTGCGAAGAAATGTGTACATCCAGTTTGAGGAACCCTAACAGGGTAAAGGTTGATGGAAGAAAAGGCATATCTGGGGAATCCTAACTTAAAACGCGCCAACATAGAAGTTGAGTGGACACCTGAGCGTATTCAGGAATTCCAATTGTGCATGGACGACCCTGTTTATTTTATTCAAAACTATATTAAAATTGTTTCACTTGACCATGGCCTTGTTCCGTTCTCACTTTACGATTTTCAAAGGGAGATGGTAAACACCTTCCATAATAATCGTTTTAGTATTTGTAAACTTCCTAGACAGTCTGGTAAGTCTACTACAATCGTATCTTATCTTTTACACTACGTAATATTTAATTCAAATGTTAATGTCGCTATACTTGCAAACAAGGCCGCAACTGCAAGAGACATTCTGTCAAGATTACAACTTGCATATGAGAATCTCCCGAAATGGATGCAACAAGGAATCATTTCTTGGAATAAGGGTTCTTTAGAATTAGAGAACGGGTCAAAAATACTTGCTGCATCCACATCTGCATCATCTGTTCGTGGTGGGTCATTTAACATTATTTTCCTTGATGAGTTTGCGTTTGTGCCAAACAGTGTTGCAGAAACCTTTTTTAGTTCAGTATACCCCACAATTTCATCTGGTAAGTCTACTAAAGTTATGATTGTGTCTACCCCACACGGTATGAATTTATTTTACAAACTGTGGACGGATGCTGAGGCCGGAAGAAACTCATACGTACCCATTGAAGTACACTGGACTGAGGTTCCTGGCCGAGATGAAAAGTGGAAAAAGGAAACAATTGCAAACACATCGCAAGAACAGTTTAATGTAGAATTTGAGTGCGAGTTCTTGGGCTCTATTGACACTCTAATTAAGGCCTCAAAACTAAGAACAATGGCTTTGAGAGAACCCCTGAAGAAGAGTGCAGGGTTAACCGTCTATGACATGCCTAGAAAGGATGGTGAATATCTTTTAACTGCTGATGTTGCAAGAGGAACAAAGAATGACTATTCTGCCTTTATTGTAACCGATATAACTTCTATCCCCTATAGAATAGTTGCAACATATCGAGACAATGAAATAAAACCATTAATGTTTCCTCACAAAATTCTTGAGGTCGCAAGGGCATACAATCACGCATATGTTCTTTGTGAGGTGAATGATATTGGAGAACAAGTTGCAACCAACCTCTACTATGAACTAGAGTATGATAACATATTGCAGTGTTATATGAGAGGCAGGGCCGGACAGGTAATGGGAACAGGGTTCTCTGGCGGGAAAGCGCAAATGGGAGTAAGAACAACAAAAACAGTAAAGAGTGTTGGTTGTTCAAACTTGAAACAGATTATCGAAGATGATAAGATTGTTATTGAAGATTATGATATTATTAGTGAACTGTCAACGTTTATTGTTCGAGGTAGTTCTTTTGCTGCTGATGATGGATGCACTGACGACCTAGTAATGTGTCTAGTTTTATTTGCTTGGTGTACAGACCAAACCTATTTTAAAGAACTTACAGACTTGGATATTAGAAAGAGAATGTATGCAGAACAGCAAGCGCAGTTGGATAATGAACTTACTCCATTTGGGTTTATTGTAGATGGACTTGAAGATGAAAATGTTGGGGAAATGTATGATGAATACGGAACTCGTTGGGCCCCAGTGGTTCGAACCTACGAAACAGATTGGTGATGAAATAATAATATGTGGTGGAGATTCTTTTACCAAATATTCAGTTTATCATTCTCTTGGTATTAAAACTTGGACAGAACAACTCGCAGAACACTTTGGTAGGAAAGTAGTTGTTGTTGGACAGCCTGGGGCCGGAAACAAGTTAATACAACAAAGAGTTACCGAGCAACTATTAACACATAATAAGATACATTCTGTGTTTGTTATGTGGACTACCCTTTTTCGTTCTTCGTGGAAAATTTCTCCATCGATGTATGAAAATATTAGACCAATATCTACATACTCAGAGGCGCAATTAGAAAGAATTGAAATGGATTCTTTTAAGACTATCTTTTCAAAACTTATTGACGTTAATCACCAACATCAACTAGTTGACGAGTCGTTACATTCCTTTTATAATTTACAGGAACAACTCAGGGCAAGGAATATCCCTTATGGATTTCACTGGTATCGGAACGATAATACGGATATGAAGGTAATCAAAGAATTTCTTGCACATCCTGTATACAACCACATTCAAGAAAGCGCCTTTAAAGGTTGGCCTTTGTTTAAGGAAATTGGTGGTGAAGGATTGGTGTCTGAAAAAAACGCTTTTGGGTCGTCTTCTAGTCCAGATCTAAGAAACCATCCTAACCAGATTGGGCATGACATGTACGCCAAATCAATTATACAACATTTCGAAAAGGAGGTGCTCAAACAATAACTCATACGACTCATATTGTCCTGTGAGTAATACGTGTGTGTACACTTCTTTGGGTGCGTTTTTAATTATCACATCTTGCCACCAGTTCATTGGTTTAATGGTACAATGTGCATTTTCACCGTTAGGTAAAACTTGGAGTGCTGGATCGGTTGCAATGGCAAGAAAAATAAATTTATTTGCCCTGTTGTAAATTTTTTCTATGGTATCTGGAATTTGTTCTTCTGGTATGTGTTCTAAAACATCGCAACAGAACACCCCATCAAAAGGCCCGTCCGGCAACTCAGAATATTTTTCTATCGCAGGGTCATAAAGTGCAGGCATAACTGGATATGGATTGTTATCGTATTTGTCTGCTTTACCGCATCCATAATCTAAAAGACTTTCACTTTTGGTGTCTAGGATACAATCGTTGATTAACTGGGCATACTGCAACATTGTAGTGCCATTGCCGTAGTTTTCTTTTTCATTATGTACTTGTTTGTATAGCTCAATATGGTTCATAATATCTCAATCAAATCATTATCTAGTTTTATCCAACAGTTTGCACATAGTACTTTACACGAATTTATTTGCGAAACTATCTCATCTCTACTCTCGTTATTGATACCTACTCTTTTGGACTTTTTCTTTATTTCAGAATCTAGGGGGTAGAACTTAAGGCAAACCGTTTCCGACTCTCCACAGTGTTGACAGCTCTGTTCTGATAAATAGGAGTTAAGCCATGAGACTCTTTTGTTGTAGTTTCTTCTGGCTACCTTTTTTATGGTTTCCTTGTATTTTTCGTAATGTGTTTCCATATGAGTATTTATATGACATTGAGTCTATAAAAAACTCAATATGAAAAATACTATTTCTATAAATAGATAAGTAATATCATATTACTACTTTTAAGGAGTGAACAATGGCATTTTTACAATCCCCTGGCGTTCAAGTAAGAGAAATCGATTTGACCGCCGTAGTGCCTTCAGTTGCAACTTCAATTGGTGCAATTGTTTTGGCCGCACAGAAAGGCCCTGTCTCTTCTATAGTTGACATTTCTTCTGAAGAAGAATTGGTTAAGGTGTTTGGTACACCAAACTCAAGTAACTATGAGTCTTGGTTTTGTGCCTCATCTTTTCTCCAGTACGCGAATGCCCTTAAGGTTGTTCGTGCAGAAAGCGGTGTCACAAATGCAGCAAGTGGTGGAACAGGAGTTCTCATTAGAGATAATGATCATTATCTAGAGTCTTATTCAACTGGACAAGGTTCCAGTGGAGATTTTGTGGCAAGAACTGCCGGTACTTGGGGTAACTCCCTTGGTGTTTCGGTTTGTGCATCTGGTGCCGCATACAATGTTTCTTTAGGTGGAAACAATCAGGTTAACGATGCAGCAGCTGCAGTTGGTGATACTACCATTACTGTTGATGATGTTGATACATCTGGTGCAGAAATTAACGTTGGAGATATTATTTCATTCTTTACCGATTCAGCTGGATCTACTCCTGTTAGTGGTGAAGAGGGACAAGAATATGAAGTAACTGCTATAGACACTAGCACCGATATCGTAACTTTCCGTAGAAAGGACGATCCAGACGGACGTGGTCTTAAAACCGCTATACCAGACGATTCTTATATAAGAAGGAAGTGGAGATTCTACGACTTATTCGATATAGAACCTTCTCAGTCTGATTGGTCAAAGGCAAACGGTCGTGGTCTCGGAGACGAACTACACATAGTTGTTTATGACACAACTGGTGATATCAGTGGTTTTGACGTAGATGTTGCTGGTAATCGCACTAACGCAGTCCTTGAAACTTATTCTGGCTTGTCCAAGAGTAACGTTGCTAAGACTGCACAAGGTGGTACTAACTACTACCCTGATGTTATCTTCAATCAGTCGGAGTATATTTACTGGACGGATCACAACACTCTTGGAACTAACTGGGGAACGGATACAACCTCAACCTATGCTTCTCCTGTTAATCCAATTGTTTCTGCACTTTCAGGTGCCGCAGACGATTATGCACTAACTAATGGTGAACTCGCGCTTGCATACGATAAGTTTAGGGACACGGAGAGTGTTGACGTAAACTTAATCATGGGTGGTTCTTCAAACGTTACTGCCGATACTGCTGCAAACGCAGACACACATGGTACAATGCTTATCGATTTGGCAGAATTACGAAGAGACTGTGTTGCGTTTATTTCTCCACATCGTGCCGCAACTGTAAATGTAACATCTACTATTACACAGACAGACAATGTGATTGAAGTCGCAGATTCTCTGCCTTCATCTTCATATGCTGTAATGGATAGTGGGTACAAGTTTATCTTTGATAAGTACAATGACGTATATCGTTATGTGCCACTGAATGGTGACACTGCTGGACTTTGTGCTTTCACTGATAATGTTGCAGACGCTTTCTTTTCTCCTGCTGGTTTCAACAGAGGTAATGTACGAGGTGCAATTAAACTCTCTTACAACCCTGATCAGGCAGACAGAGATAGACTGTACAGAGCAAGAGTTAACCCTGTAGTGAACTTCCCTGGCCAGGGAGTTGTTCTCTTTGGTGACAAGACAATGTTGACTAAACCTTCTGCGTTTGATAGAATAAACGTAAGAAGATTGTTCTTGTTACTTGAAGATGCAATCTCTACTGCGTCTAAGTTCCAACTGTTTGAATTCAACGACGAGTTTACAAGGGCTCAGTTTAGAAACCTTGTTGAACCGTTCTTGAGAGACATTCAGGGTCGAAGAGGTATCACTGATTTTAGAGTGGTAGCAGATGAGACAAATAACACAGGCGAAGTAATCGATAGAAACGAGTTTGTTGCAGACATCTTCATCAAACCTGCTCGATCAATTAACTTCATTCAATTAAACTTCATTGCGACTCGAACTGGTGTCGAGTTTAGTGAAGTAGCGGGGGTATAAGACAATGGCGAGTATAGACGATTTCAAAGCTAACCTAGTAGGTGGTGGTGCTCGTGCTAACCAATTTCGTGTTACCATTACATCTCCGCCTGGAATTGCAATCGGTTTGAATGTTGCGAATGCATCTATTCTTGCGAAGGCTACCAACTTGCCTGGCCAGACTCTTGGTGAGGTTGCGGTTCCCTTCAGAGGAAGAAATATATACGTGACAGGAGATAGAGAGTTTGAAACTTGGAGTACAACTTTCTTCAACGATACTGATTTCCAGATCAGAAATGCAATCGAAAGATGGATGAACGGTATGAACGACCTTGCAGAAAACACTGGTGTGGTTAACGTTGCTGACTACACTGCTGATCTGACGGTTGAACAGTTAGATAGGGATGACACTACTCTGAAGACTTACATCTTCAGAAATGCAATGCCTATCACCGTTGCACAGATTGACCTTGCTTATGATACCAATAATGCAATTGAAGAATTTGAAGTTACATGGAGATACACGCACTTTGAAACTAGTGCAGTGAATTTCTAAGTCAATCATTTAGGTTGACTAAATACTATATTATGGAGATACAGAATGGCTGAATTATTCGGTTTCAAATTCGAAAGAATTAACAAACAAGGTGATGAACCAATAGCAGTCACCCCTGACGATGCCAGTTATGGTGCCGAAGGGGGTGGCTACTTTGCACAGATCCTCGACCAAGACGGTAAACAAAGTACCGAACTTGACCTCATAAAACGTTATCGTGAAATTTCTCAACAACCAGAAGTAGATTCTGCGATTGAAGATATTGTAAACGAAGCGATTGTTTCAAACGAAAGAGACGCGCCTGTCGCTATTGTTTTAGATCAACTCCCCTATCCAGAAAAAATCAGAAAAAGAATACGTGAAGAATTCGATACTGTTCTAGAACTCCTCGATTTTAACGAAAAGGGCCACGACATCTTCAGAAGATGGTATGTTGATGGACGCCTTTACTATCACAAACACATTGACGAAAAGAATCCACGTAGGGGATTGATGAAGGTAAACTACATCGATCCAAGAAAGATTCGCAAAGTTAAGAAAAAAATACAAGACAAAAATTCTGACACTAGACTTAACGGCAAATTAGAGAAACCAAAGTTTGAAGAATATTTTCTTTATAACGAAAAAGGATTGGGGACTGCTGGGTATGGTGAAAATGTTGGGGTTAAACTTACCACGGATTCTGTTTGTTACGTTCCTTCAGGACTAACAGATCATAACAAGAATCTTGTTTTGTCTTATTTACACAAAGCAATCAAACCAACAAATCAGTTACGCATGATTGAAGATAGTTTGGTAATCTATCGTATTTCACGTGCTCCAGAAAGACGAATATTTTATATTGATGTCGGCAACCTTCCAAAACAGAAAGCAGAGGCTTATCTGAAAGACATCATTAATCGATACCGAAATAAACTCACCTATGACGCAAAAACAGGTGAGATTAAAGACGATAGAAATCATATGTCAATGTTAGAAGATTTCTGGTTACCACGTAGAGAAGGTGGTAGAGGTACGGAGATTACAACACTGCCAGGAGGCCAGAATCTTGGTGAGATTGATGATATTGTTTATTTTCAAAGAAAACTTTACCGTTCTCTAAACGTACCAATCTCTAGACTTGAAGCAGAACAAAACTTCTCTCTTGGACGTTCAACCGAAATTACTCGTGACGAATTGAAGTTTACTAAATTTGTACAGAGGGCTAGAAAGAAGTTTATTCCTCTTTTCCAAGACATGTTGAAAACTCAACTGATTCTCAAAGGTGTAATCAACACCGAAGAGTGGAAGAAAATGAAGGAACATGTTCAATATGACTTTCTTCAAGACGGACACTTCGCAGAACTTAAACAGGCAGAACTGTTGCAAAATCAGATTGAAACTCTTCAGTCTATAGAACCCTTTGTTGGTACATTCTTCAGTAAAGAGTGGATACAAAAGAATGTACTGCGTATGACTGACTATGAAATTGAAGAGATGCAAAAACAAATCAAAACTGAGGCAGGAACAGACCCAGAAGAAGGGGGTATTGAAGTACCCAAGTCTGACGGTATTACAAGAGTGCCTTCCTTTGGTGGAGATGCTCTGGATGAACCAGAAGCACAATTACCTAATGACGTAGGAGTAGATAATGAGCGTTAAAGAATTAATAAACCAAATCGATGACAAGAAAGCCGTAGATGCACAGTCAACCTTTGCAAGTGTTATGCAAGACAAACTTGCAGATGCAATCGAAACCCGTAAAAGAGAAGTTGCAAATACTTTTGTAAAAACTCCTGTACGGGATGAGGAAGAAGATGTCCCAGAAGACGTTTGATGAGTTCTATTCTCTTTTACCAGAGAAAGACGAACACAAACAATCTAAGGAATATAAGAAGCTGTCCCCCAAAATGAAAAATGCGGTGGACAGTGTTTTCTCTGTTATGGATAAAAAACCAAATGACTTTTTACGTAGTTTTGAAAAAGTCATTTCCGATACTGCAAGAAAATACCGAGTTCCAGAAAAAGAAATATTAAAATATTTCGAAAAAGAAACTTTAAGTGTTTTATAAATATAAATAAAACTTAACAGGAAACTAAAATGGCCGTTTTACTTCAAACATTAGTAGATTCTGACTTTGAACATGTCGTTAAAGTTACAACAACAAGCACCAACTCTGGAGCTACTATTGTTGACGCATCCACACTTGCTGGTGCTGACACAGACCCTAGACTTTCCATTGTTGGTATTCAATGGAGTACCGGAAGTCAGACAGATATTCTCTGGGACGATGATGGCTCAGATACAGTTTGTCTTTCACTAAATGGAAGCGGTTCATATAACGTAGGTAATCAAACTTTTCCCTCAATTCCGAATCCAGAAAACACTGGAGTTACTGGAGACATTTTGTTGACAAATTCAAGTGCCTCTGTCGGTACTATTATTTTGAAGTGTAGAAAAGTTTCTGGTTACGATAACATAAGTTGAGAACTATGAACACACTTAAACTCATAACAGAAAATATTGAAGATGTAGAATATATTACCGAAGCAAAAGAAGACGGTGAGAAAGAATATAAAATTCGTGGCATCTTCATGCAGTCAGAAATTAAGAACCGAAATGGTAGAGTATATCCTATGGAGGTTCTTCAGAAAGAAGTAAATGCATACAATAAAGACTTTGTTGACAAGAAACGTGCGTTTGGTGAGTTGGGACATCCTGACGGCCCTACCGTAAACTTAGACAGAGTTTCTCACATGATTACTAGTCTCAAACCAGAAGGTAAAAACTTTATTGGTGAGGCAAAAATCATGGATACCCCTATGGGTAAAATTGTAAAAAGTTTAATGGACGAAGGTGCAACACTTGGTGTTTCTTCTAGAGGAATTGGTTCTCTGGAACAGAAAGGTGGTGCAAACTACGTTCGTTCTGATTTCAAACTCGCTACCGCTGGTGATATAGTTGCTGACCCTTCTGCTCCGAATGCGTTTGTTGAAGGTATAATGGAAGGAAAGGAATGGGTTTGGGATAATGGTTCTCTCGTCGAGGCTGAAGTTGCCGCCGCCAAGGTAAGAATCGAAGAAAGAACTAGAAAACGAGAAGACTTGCAATCCGCACTTGAGTTTGCAAATTTTCTCAAAAAGTTATAACTTATAAATAAATCGTAGTAATAAAATTTAACTAGGAGTTTTCCCCATGGCTACTGAAGATTTAGAAAAAACCATTGAGGAATTGGAAGCGGAAGTTCTTGCAGAGCTTGAAGAAGCCAACGGTGCTGACGCTCCTACCAAAAATGCTGGTAAAGCAGATCCTCAACCAAAACTAAAAAGAGTTGCCGGTGACAAACCTGACGAAGATTTGGGAGAACCTGTAGTAGACCCTGAGTCAGAGAAGAAAGGCCCTGCCACTGCTGCTGACAAAACTACTAAAGATTCCTCCGCATCATCAAAAGCCGCCGTTGCTGCCGAACCTCAGAAGAAAGTTTCTGAAGAAAAGGACGAAGACGACGAAGAGGACAATGAAGAAAAACCTGAAGAAATGTCTAAAGAACAGTTGAAGGCTGCTGTTATGAAGATGGCTCAGGAAATGTCGCATGGTTCTAAGAAGTCACTTCAGGCCACATACAAGATGATGGCATCTTACGGTGAAGGTGTTGATGTTGATCCCGCACTTGCACTCGACGAAAGAATCAAAGACATCAATGTTGCTGAAGACGTTGAAGTTCTTATGAACGCAGATGACAATTTGTCTGAAGAGTTCAAAAAGAAGGCTGCTACAATCTTTGAAGCTGCCGTCAAATCAAAAATTCGTTCAGAAGTTTCTCGCCTCGAAGAAGAATACAAGTCCGAACTTCAGTCTGCAATTTCTGAACACAAAGAAGAACTGGAAGAGAAGGTTGACACATACTTGAACTACGTAGTTCAGGAATGGATGACAGAAAACGAACTTGCTCTTGACAGAGGACTGAAAGGTGAAGTTGCTGAAGAATTCATCGCAGGTCTGAAACAGTTGTTCGAAGACCATTATATTGACGTGCCTGATGAGAAGTATGACGTTCTCGAATCTCAGGCTGACAGAATCTCAGAACTTGAAAATAAACTGAATGAAACCATTGAACAGGTTGCCAATGGCCGAAAGGAAGTCAATGTTCTCAAGAGAGAGAAGGCCATTTCTGAATCAACTTCAGATTTGACCGAAACCGAAGTTGAAAAGTTCCTTTCTATTGTCGAAGACGTTGAGTTTGAATCTGAGGAATCTTTCCAAGAGAAATTGAATGTTCTCAAGGAAAACTATTTCCCCAATCAGATTTCAAACGAAAATGTTTTGACAGAAGAAGGAGCGCAAGATAATGTAGTAACTGGCACTGACCTTCTGGACGCTGCAGATGACACAATGGCACGATACATTGGTGCTATAGGTAATTCTGTCAAAAGTGCGAAATAATATAAATATAAAGTAGAAACTTTCAAGGAGAAACAAAATGTTTCAGACAACTCATCTACAAGAGAAATGGCAGCCAGTCCTGAATCATCCCGATCTTCCACAGATCGATGATTCGTATAGAAGGGCTGTTACTACTCTTATCTTGGAAAACCAAGAAAAAGCTCTGCAAGAAGACCGTGCGTTTTTGGGAGAAGCTGCCCCTACCAACGCAACTGGTTCTTCAATTGATAATTGGGATCCTATCCTGATTTCATTGGTTCGTCGCTCCATGCCTAACCTCATCGCATACGATGTATGTGGTGTACAACCAATGACTGGCCCAACTGGACTGATCTTTGCAATGCGTGCTCGTGCTAAGTCACAGGCAGGTGTTGAAGGACTGTTTGACGAAGAAATCCCATTCCTGTCTAACCAAGATGCTGCTGGTGACACTGGTGCTGGTGATCAGTCTGGTACTAACCCTGCCGTTCTGAACGATTCACCTTCTGCTGGTACTTACACTTCTGCAACTGGTATGACCACTGCACAGGGTGAGGCTCTGGGTGATACCACTGCTGATGCTTTTGCAGAAATGGCGTTCTCCATTGAGAAGCACACTGTAACTGCTGTTACTCGTGCCCTCAAGGCAGAATACACAATGGAACTTGCACAAGACCTCAAGGCAATCCACGGTTTGGATGCTGAACAGGAACTTGCAAATATCCTTTCTGCTGAAATCCTGACTGAAATCAACAGAGAAGTTATCCGTAACATCTATTTCTCTGCTGTTAAGGGTGCTCAGGTTAACACTACTACTGCTGGTATCTTTGACTTGGATACTGATTCAAACGGACGTTGGTCAGTTGAGAAGTTCAAGGGACTGTTGTTCGCCATCGAACGTGATGCGAATGCAATCGGACAGCAGACTCGTCGCGGTAAGGGTAACATCATCCTCACTTCTGCTGATGTTGCTTCTGCCCTTCAGATGGCTGGTGTACTTGACTACACTCCTGCTCTGTCTACTAACCTCAATGTTGATGACACTCAGACAACTTTCGCTGGTGTACTTAACGGACGTTACAGAGTATACGTAGACCCATATGCTGCCAACGTTGCTGCTTCTCAGTACTACGTTGTTGGTTATAAGGGTACTTCACCTTATGACGCTGGTATGTTCTACTGCCCATACGTACCTCTCCAGATGGTTCGTGCAGTTGGTGAGAACACCTTCCAGCCGAAGATTGGTTTCAAAACCCGTTACGGTATCTCCGCTAATCCTTTCCACACTGGTAAGGCATCTGCTGGTGATTCACCTGTCGCTGGTGCAATCTCAATCGACGCAAACTCTAACGTATACTACCGCAGAGTAAAAGTAACGAATCTCATGTAAGAGATTTTAAAAAGAATCTCAAAAGGGACAATTTTAAAGGGAGACTTTTAGTCTCCCTTTTTTTTATGTAAGTGATTGATATTACTAGGATTATAAGTTATTGATTTGTAACGAGTTTAAATTTTTTTCAAAAGTCTATATAAATCAACAAGTTAGATGCTTGACAATACCGCTACTATACCTTAAAATGGTATACGTAAATGAGAGATTCAGAGGTTATCCATGTCTAGAACGTCAATACTTGCAAAACTTCTCGCTGAAGAGAATATCCACGTAGTTCACAAAAACGTCAAAACTGCTAGTTTCGATGTCAAGTCTCGTGAACTTGTGCTTCCTATTTGGGAAAACATGTCCATTGTTCTCGAAGAGATGTTAACTCTTCACGAAGTTGGTCATGCGTTGTTTACTCCGTTGGATATGCTTGAGAAGTCATTTGATCTGGGCCTTAATAAGTCTATTGTCAATATTCTCGAAGATGCTCGAGAAGAAAAACTTGTCAAACGAAAGTATCTTGGTTCTGTCAGTACTTTTACTCGTGGTTATCGAGAACTTCTTGAAAAAGATTTCTTCGGTTTGTCTGGTAAAGACGTTTCAGAATTTTCCCTCCCTGACAAAATTAACATCTTTTTCAAAACTGGTGTTGATATTGGATTTACTGAATCAGAAAAAGAGTGGATTCCAAAAGTGGAGTCTCTCGAAACTCCAGACGATGTTCTGACTCTCGCGGCTGAACTTGAAAAAGTTGCCAAGGAAAACGCGAATGACTCTGAATATCCTGAATATGACTTCGATGAGAATTCCGATGAAACTATCGAAGTTATGGATAACAATGAATCCAATGAAGACGCTGAAGAATCAGAGTCAGAAGTTCAAATCGAAACGCCTGAAACGGATGGTGATGGTGAAGAGACTGAACAGGAATCCGGTGAAGACGGACAGACTTCTGACGAGTCCAGTGACGCTGAAGAATCTGATTCCGAAGAGAGTTCTAAAACTGGCGAGTTTGAACCAGATTCCACTGACGGCACCACTGGTGAAGGTTACGATGAAGAGGACATCGGTTTTACCGATGATGCTCTTTCTGATTCCCTCCAACAACTAAATGCTGATGACGATGCCACTCACTTATATGGTAAGTTGCCAAAGTCTATTGACCTCTCTAAAATCATTGTGGATTACAAAACAGTAATTCAAGAAACCAATGAGTCATTCGAGGGAATGCTTGACAATAAGTACTGGATTACTCGAAAAGATTATGTAACAATCATGGACTTTTACGACCGCAAAATTGTCGAGTTACAAAAGAAATCAAACCCCGTTGTCAATGCAATGGTAAAAGAGTTCGAGATGAAAAAGTCTGCTGATTTGTATAAGAGGGCCTCTGTTTCCAAAACTGGTTCTCTGGACATGAATCGAATTCATACGTACAAGTACAATGATGATTTGTTCTTAAAAATGACTACAGTTCCCGAAGGTACTAATCATGGTATGGTTCTTTATCTTGATTGGTCTGGTTCTATGGACACAAACATGTGGGATACTGTTCGACAACTACTTCAGTTGGTTTGGTTCTGTCAAAAGGTTAAGATTCCTTTCGAAGTTTATGCTTTTACCAATCAATACAAAAATGGTGTGCAAACCGAAGCTAAAAGGGGTGAGGTTCGTTTCTCCGATCTTAATCTTCTAAATTTGTTTTCTTCTCGCATGAAAAAGAGTGAGTTTTCTTACGTTGCTCGATTCCTTGCCTCACAGTTTATGTGGGTGAATTACCGAGATCTAGGTAGTGCTGCTCCTAACGCGAGGAACTCTTTGATAGAAATTAGACATTGTAATGTGAATTATCGTCTTGGGGCTACCCCTCTTAACGCTGCGATTGTTGCTTCAATCTACGTTACTGATCAGTTTATCAAACAAACTGGTGTTCAAAAAGTAAACTCTATATTTCTTACTGATGGAGATAGTCACGTTTGTGAACGCATTCAGGGAGATGGTGATTATTTCAGTGATTATGAAATCAATGGGAGTTACAAAACCAAGTATCACATTGAAGGACGTTCTAATCAAAAAAACATTTTAGATGTTGGGAATTCTCGTCGCCGCTGGGAAAACATCACTTCCTATTGGTTAAAGGTTCTTAAGAGTGAACATCCTAGTATGAATATTGTTGGTTTCTTTATTGCCGGAAATGGTAAAAACGGTACTGTCCCCTCTAGTGTTATTGAACGCAAGATGAATATTTCAAAGTTTATCAATGAACAAGAGTTCAAGAATGCTCGCAAGGCCCTTCGAGATGACAAGATACTTGTTACTACTTCTCAAGGGTACGACGAATTTTACATTCTTCCGGCTGTTCGTGAGAATGCTGAAGAAGTATTAGACGTTGAACAGGGTGCCTCTGTTGCAAAACTTAAGAAGGCCTTCATGAAGTCTAACTCCTCTAAAGTTACTAATCGTCAGTTAGTAAATCGCTTTATCAAGATGGTTGCGTAGTCTAATCCCTGGCTGTTCATATAAATACTCTTATGAGAATTAATGAACAGCCACAAAATCTAGACTATCTGAGCCCAACTCAGTTTAAGTTTACCATGTTGCAACTTCCCCAAGTGGAATTCTTTGTGACTGCGGCAAACCTTCCTGCAATCACTTTGACCGATACCGACATGCAAACACCGTACAAGGTCATTCCTATGATGGGTACTGAATTGACCTTTGACGTGTTTACCATCACATTCATTGTTGATGAAGAAATGCGAAACTATATCGAGCTTCACAATTGGATGGTGTCAATAGGTTTCCCTTCGAGTAGAGAGCAGTTTGCAGCGCACAGGTCAACTACTTCTACAACCCCATCTGCCACCAGAGGCACAACTACTCCAACTAGAACCCCAACTTCCAGAACTCCTGCAAACTCTATGTTTACCGATGCAACACTTACCATGTTGTCTAACAAGAACAATCCTATGGTAGAGGCTAGGTTTCTGAATATGTTCCCAACAGCCTTAGGTGAACTTTCCTTCTCTCAGGATGCAACTGACATTGACTATATAAAATGTGAAGCAACTTTTGCATATCAAATTTATACACTTCATAACTTGACATAACTCTTTAGTTTGTGGTAGAGTTACTACAATGTAGGATATATTATGACCTTAGATGACCTTAAACAAATTGTTGAAAATGAATTAAAGATAGATGACTTACATCTCGATACCGAGTCGTTAAAAAGTCAAGAACTTTATCGTAGGTTTTTAGACTATCGCACAAACTTTGAGTTTCTTTTGTATAAAGCAAAAGGTGACTATAAAAGGCTTTACAAAGAAAAGTGGGAATACTATGGTGGAAAGGCAGACGCAAAGGTATATGCAACTAAACCTTTTGATCTAAAGGTGCTGAAAACGGACTTGTCTATTTACATAGAGTCTGATCAAGAAATTGTTGATGCTGAAAATAAAATAGGATACTTGGAAACCGTTTTGAAATATATCGAAGGCATTTTAAGACAAATCCAGAACAGAGGATGGGATATAAAAAATGCTATCGAGTGGAGGAAGTTTGAAGCTGGACTCTCTTAGTTATCCAGAAATGTATCAAATGAGTGGTAATGAGATAGAGGCTTTACATGGTTTCGCTCAAAATACAACTGGTGATATTTTAGAAATAGGAATGGGTGGGTCTACCTTGATGCTTCTTGATATTTTCGAGGGCACTAATAGGAATTTAACGTCCATAGATATTAAAGATAAACTTGCGCCTATCAGAGATCAATTGCCGGAGGACTATTTAAAAAATCACACTTTTATACAGGAGATGTCTAATAATGTTGTCTTTCATCCAAAAAGAAAGTTCCAAACTATGTTTGTGGATGGGAACCATGATTATGAATGGGTTCGAAATGATGTTGTACGGTTCTGGCATCATATTGATCATTTTATTTTATTTCACGATTATTGCGTTTCTTTCTCTGGTGTGGTTGATTTTGTTAGGGAGCTTGTTGATTCAGGATTTGTGGAAGTTATTGGTCAAGAAGAAACTCTGTTATTGACACGAAAGATTGATTATGAAAGTTACTAAGCGGGATGATGTTCACCTACACGTCGAAGTTGACGCTGGACGTGCGAGAGAACTTTCTGACTATTTTACATTTGAAGTGCCAGGCGCCAAGTTTATGCCCATGTATAGAAATCGTATGTGGGACGGCAAGGTTAGGCTGTTCTCTCAACAAACAGGATTAATTTATTATGGACTCCTACCCTACATTAAAAAATTCTGTGAACTGAACGAAGTCGAATATACTGTAGAAGGTATAGACGAAGAAAATGATATTAATCCAGAGGCACTTGTTGGGTTTGTCAAGTCACTTAAAACTGGACTACAGGTTCGTGACTATCAACTACGGGCATTGTATGAGGCCATAAAAAGAAAACGAGGCCTATTTCTTTCTCCTACCGCAAGTGGGAAATCTTTCATAATTTACTGTCTGGTAAGATATGTAAATCTTGCTATAGAAAAGAAAGTATTGATTCTGGTTCCCACAACCTCACTTGTTGAGCAGATGGCATCAGACTTCATTGATTATGGGTATACTGACAAACATATTCATAAAATTTATAGCGGCCACGATAGAGAAACAAATAAGAAGGTTGTCATATCAACATGGCAGTCTTTGTATAAGTTACCGAAAAAATACTTTGAACAGTTTGAATGTGTCATAGGTGACGAGGCGCATTTGTTCAAAGCTAAGTCTTTAACTAACATAATGTCTAAAATGCACATATGCCCCTATAGGTATGGGTTCACTGGAACTTTAGACGGTACACAGACGCACAGGCTGGTTCTGGAGGGGTTATTTGGGGAGGTTGAGAAAGTTACCACAACTAAAGAACTCATTGATAAAAACACCCTTGCAGACTTAAATATTAAATGTATTACATTGGTACATTCTGAAGAAGATGCAAAGTTAATAAAAGATAGCTCGTATCAAGAAGAAGTTGAATTTTTAATATCGAATGAAAAAAGAAATGAATTCATTGTGGAATTATGTAAGAGACTTGAAGGAAATACTTTGGTGTTATATCAGATGGTAGAAAAACACGGTGAAGTATTGTATGATAAATTAAAGGATTTGCCTTATGAAGTTAACATCATTCACGGAAAAGTCGGCACAGATACCCGCGAAGATATTAGAAGAAGTACTGATACTTCTAGTGACACTTCCATTATTGTTGCTTCTTACGGTACTTTCTCCACAGGAATCAACATTAGAAACATCCACAGTGTCGTGTTCGCCTCTCCCAGCAAGTCAAGAATTAGAGTACTCCAATCTATCGGAAGAGGATTGCGAAAAAGTACCACAAAGGATGCAGTAACCGTATTTGATATTTCAGATGATTTGGTGTATAGAGAGCGTCCTAATTTTACCCTTCGTCACTTTGAAGAAAGAATAAATATCTATAACGAAGAGCAATTAAACTATCAAATAGACAGGGTAAAACTATGAGTCAGATATTTAAGCTTGTTAACGGTGAGGATATCATCGCAAACGTTGTAAGTGAGAATGAGTCGTGTGTAACTGTTTCTTGTCCAATGAAATTTTTAATGAATGATCGTAAGGATAGTGATGGACGCTATGTAGAAAGTATATCTTTGACTAGGTGGCTACAGCCCATGTCCGAAGATGAGGTGTTTGAAATTAAAAAGCAATTCGTTGGACTAAGGTGCTCTTCATCTGTTGGAATGGATCAATTTTATGAATCTTCTGTAAATAAAGTGTATGATTCAATTACTGAAGAAACTTATGCTGATGAAGATGAGTACTTGGACAATTTAATGGAGCAAATGGGTATTTTAGAAGATGACTCCGGCACAGTGCATTAAAGCTTGACAAATAGATAACTTTTGTAGTAATATTATGAAAATCTATATTAGGAGTAGATTGTGAAAGACAAAAATAAAGAAAAGCATTACGTAGACAATAAAAAGTTCTACGAAGAAATCAAAAAGTATAGAGAGTTGTGTATTGAAGCTGAAGAGGCGGGAGACCCCACACCAAAAGTTCCAGAGTATATTGGTTCGTGTTTTCTAAAGATTGCAAACGGGCTATCTTATAAACCCAATTTCATAAACTATACTTACAGGGATGAAATGGTTGCAGACGGAATTGAAAATTGTTTGCAGTACATTTATAATTTCAATCCTGAAAAATCAAAGAATCCCTTCTCTTATTTTACGCAAATAATTTATTATGCATTTTTGCGTAGAATCCAAAAGGAAAAGAAACAAACTCATATCAAACATAAGATTATAGAGAAAAATGAATACTTGTCCTTTGAAACTATGGAGGGAGATGAGGGTAGTGTCTACGGAGAAAATACTTTTGATGCAACCGTCATGCTACCCGATGAACCTGTGTATAAACCCAAAAAGTCTCAAAAGGCAAAACCTTCAAAAAGTTCTCTAGAAAATTTTATGGACATTGATTATGAAAATCGCGCTGATAACTGATACACATTTTGGCGCAAGAAACGACAATTTAGACTTTAACGAATATTTCTTCAAATTTTATGAAGGAGTATTCTTTCCGTATCTTGCACAAAACAATATTAAGGCCTGTATACATCTTGGTGATGTGATGGACAGGCGAAAATATGTTTCTTATAGAATTGCAAAAGATTTTCGTGAGAGATTTTTGCAACCTTTCGACGCAATCATGTGTGACTTACATATGATTGTTGGTAACCATGATACCTTTTACAGAAACACCAACGATGTAAACTCTTTGCGCGAACTATGCACTGGACGTGGAAATAGAATTAAGTTCTATGAGGAAGCAACTGAGGTAGAGTTTGACGGCTTGCCTGTTATGTTGTTACCTTGGATTAACGCTCAGAACTATGTTTATACCGAGGGAATGATAGATCAAACAAAGGCGACTGTTGCATTTGGACATCTAGAAATTGATGGATTTGAGATGCACGCTGGTCATTACTGTGAAGGTGGGTTTAAAAAGGAAATGTTTAGAAAGTTTGACACTGTGTTTAGTGGCCACTTTCACCACAAGTCTGATGATGGACATATTTACTATTTGGGTAATCCATATGAGATTACTTGGTCAGACTACAATGATAAACGTGGGTTTCATATCTTTGACACCGATACTCTGGAGTTGGAATTTATTCCTAATCCATATACCATGTTTGATAAGATTTTTTATGACGATACAACTACCGACTATGAAAAGGTTGATGTGTCAAAGTATGAAAAGAAGTATATTAAAGTTGTAGTGGTAAACAAGAAAGACTTGTATCAGTTTGACCGATTTATTGAAAGACTTCTTAAGGCAAATACGCACGATGTTAAGATTGTAGAGGACTTTTCAGACCTCCATGCCGACACCGTGTCTGATGATATTGCAGAGTATGCCGAGGATACGCAAACTTTACTACACAAATATATTGATGACTTACAAGTAAGTTTTGATAAAGAAAGACTCAAGAACCTGATGCGTGGGTTATATACAGAGGCTCAAGATCTAGAAATATGATTACTTTTAATTATGTGCGTTGGAAGAATTTTCTTTCGACAGGGAACAACTTCACCGAAGTTCAACTTGACAGAAGCGAAACAACACTTATCGTAGGTGAAAATGGGGCCGGTAAGTCTACCATTCTCGATGCGTTGTGTTTTGGTCTTTATGGTAAACCTTTTCGCACAATTAACAAACCACAGCTGGTAAACACCATCAACACTGGGGCTACAGTCGTAGAGGTTGAGTTTACCATTGGTACGAGAAAATGGAAAGTTATTCGAGGTATCAAACCAAACAAGTTTGAAATCTGGTGTGATGACGAAATGGTTAATCAACAGGCAAACTCAAGGGACTATCAGAAATATTTGGAACAGACTGTGTTGCGCCTCAACTATCGTTCTTTTACTCAGGTAGTAATCCTTGGTTCATCTACCTTTGTGCCCTTTATGCAGTTAAAGGCAACTCATAGAAGAGAAGTGGTAGAAGATATTCTTGATATTCGTATCTTTTCTCTAATGAATATGATTCTCAAACAGAGAGTCAAAGACATGAACGAAAAAGTTAAAGATTTAGATTATGAAATTCGGTTACAGTCAGAAAAGATATCAATGCAAGAAAACCACATTGAAGATCTGAAAAGTAACAAAGAAGATATCCTTAACAAAAGAAAAGAAGAATTGCAGGCCGCAATTAAAATTGTAAACGAAAGGAACGAAACGTACTCTAAACTTCAGGAAGAGATTGCGGCATTAACTGAAAGTATCAAAGACGATAAAACAAATAACAATAAGAAGTCTAAACTGAAAGAACTTGCTGTAGGCGTTGCTGGTAAGCACAAACGACTTTCCGAAGAAATAGAGTTCTTTGATAATAACGAACATTGTCCAACCTGTGACCAAGATATACTTGACGAACACAAAGACAAGATGGTTTCTGAAAGAAAGAGTGAACTGGAAGAGGTTTCTGAGGGGGTTTCGAAACTCAAGTCAGAACTAAGTGTAGTAGAAGAAAGAATAAAACAAATCAATTTAATCTCTGAAGAGATACGTGATAAACAAATTTCCTCTGCTGAAATTCACAGTTCCATATCTGAGTTGCAAAGACAGATAAAAAATCTACAAAACGATATAGACTCATTCGAGTCTGGTTCTGTTTCTGAATCGGATTTAGAAAAACTTGCTGGGTTAAAAACGGATGCAGATAAACTTGCGACAAGAAAAACAGAACTTAGGGAAGAGGCTTACTATCTTGAGGCTGCAAGAGATATGCTTCAGGATAGTGGTATTAAAACGAAGGTTATTAAACAGTATCTTCCCATCATGAACCAGTTGATAAATAAGTATCTTGCTTCAATGGAGTTTTATGTTAACTTTAATCTAGACGAAAACTTTAATGAAACTATCAAGTCTAGGTATCGTGATGACTTTACCTATGCATCATTTTCAGAGGGTGAGAAGATGCGTATTGATTTGGCTCTTCTGTTTACTTGGCGTGCCGTTGCAAAAATGAAGAACTCTACAAATACCAACCTGTTGATCCTAGATGAGATATTTGACAGTTCTTTGGATAATACTGGAACCGATGAATTCTTAAAAATTCTGAATACTCTTGGAAACGAAAACGTGTTTATAATCAGTCACAAGGGAGACGTTCTTGCAGACAAATTTAGGCACAGTATTCGGTTTGAAAAGGTAAACAATTTTAGTAGGATAAAACAATAATGTATGAATATAACGCAAAAATAATTAAGGTGGTCGATGGAGACACTGTTGACGTAGACATTGATCTTGGCTTTAATATGATTTTATCGAAGCAAAGAATTAGACTCAAAGGGGTAGATACGCCAGAAACTAGAACCAGAGACTTAGAAGAAAAGAAGTACGGACTTCTCGCAAAGGAATTCGTAAAGTCATTTCTTAAAAAAGGAGAAACGTATAAACTAACTACGTCAAAAGATGGTAAGGGAAAGTATGGACGTATACTAGGTGACTTTGTAGTATACAATCCTAAAACAGACACATGGACTCGTTTGTGTTCGTTATTAGTTCTTAATTCCCATGCAGTTCCTTACATGGGGCAGTCGAAAGAAGAAATCCGTGAACAACACTTAGAAAATAGAAAGAGAGTAGATGAACAAACTAACTTGGAATGATACGCATATAAAAGAAGTAACCATTGCAATTACAAACAAGTGCAATGCAAAATGTCCTCAGTGTCATAGAACAAATCCAGATGGACTAGGCCCTAATCATTGGCTGCCTGACCAAGATTGGTCACTGGAACAGTTTAAAACCGCGTTTCCCCATAAAGACTTGGAAGGGATTGATATCCTACAGTTTTGTGGAACTTGGGGTGACCCTGTTATGAATAAAGAAATCTTTGAGATGTGTGAGTGGATTAAAGAAACGGGAGAACAACAGCCCATCACTAACATCATCACAAACGGTTCTATGCGTGACCCAGATTGGTGGTGGAAACTTGGTGCAACAATGGGCGAGAAGTTGGACGTACATTTTGCGATAGATGGTATCAATGAAGAAATGCATCAAAAGTATCGTAGAGGTGCTTCTTTAAAAAGAGTACTTGACAATATGGAGGCTCTTAATGATACAATGGCCAAGATTCATGTACAAACAATTCTGTTTAAACATAATGAAGACTACATGGACGAAATCTACGAGATGGTTAAGGAAAGAGGTTGTATTGCCGTAAGTTTCGTAACGTCAGATAGATTTGGTATGGCAACAAATCAACAGTTCGACAATATTAATAGTGAAGATAGATTTACTTTCGTGAATCGAGATGGAGAAAAAGAGTGGCTAGAAAGATCGTATGTGAATGGAAAGAGGCTGGTCGTGCGCTTGTAAATCCAGACGGACAAGTTTGGCCTTGCTGTTACCTTTGCAACGGAGCGTACAAGAAACAACAGTTGGATCGAATTGACGTTTTGGATATTACCGAATGGGATATGGATGGTACTCATGCTATGCGGCAAGAATACGTTATGTTCCAGTATTGGAAAAACAAAGACAGGTATAACGTTTATAATCAGTCAATCTCTGAAGTTCTTGAAGGGGATTGGTTCACCAAGGTTTTACCCGCTTCATGGGAAGACCCCGAATTCACACTACAGGCCTGCGAAAGAAATTGCAGTGTTGAGGTAAGTGATTGATTTTATTAGATTTGTAAGTTATTGATTTATAACGACTTTTAATTTTTTTTACTTTTGTATATAAATCAATAACTTACGTGCTTGACAATACCGCCCCTAGCCTGTAGCATAGTATATGTAATCGAGATTAACCTTTAACTTTTGAGAGAGTATATACTATGAAAGCATCACAACGTTTTGTCGCTACCGCAATCGAAAAGTTCGGAGCGGGTTCCGTAATTTCACTAGAACAGGCACAGTCAGTTATTTCTGAACTGGCTATTTCTGGTTTTGGTTTAGGACAAATCAAACAGTCTAAAATGTATCAGGATGGGTCTGTAGTGATTCCAGAATCGGTTCCTGCTGGGCGTGTTCGCAAGTCTCGTCGTGTTCGTCGCTCTCGAACTGCGAATCCAGTTGCGACTCCGGTTGTTGCTCCTGTAACAGAGGCGGTTCAAACTACCGTAAACTTAATTGCTACTAATATGGAAACTCAAAACCTAGTTCCTGCTAAGTTTGAGGGTTTTGTGCCTTGGGGCAATTTCAAGACTCTTGAACAAGTAGTCAAGTCTCGTATGTTCTATCCTGTTTTCGTTACTGGTTTGTCCGGTAATGGTAAAACCCTAATGATTGAACAGATTCACGCTAAACTCAAAAAAGAGTTGATTCGTGTGAATATTACCATTGAAACCGACGAAGACGACCTTCTTGGTGGTTTCCGTCTTGTAAACGGTGAAACCAAGTTTGTTCCTGGCCCTGTCATCGATGCGATGGAACGTGGTTGTACTTTGCTTCTAGATGAATGTGACCTTGGTTCTAACAAACTGATGTGTCTGCAACCTGTTCTTGAAGGTAAGGGTGTCTATCTCAAGAAAGTGAACAAGTGGATTACTCCAAAAGATGGTTTCAATGTGATGGCTACTGCCAATACTAAAGGTAAAGGTTCTGATGATGGTCGATTCATTGGTACTAACATCCTTAATGAGGCGTTTCTAGAACGTTTCGCAGTGACTATCGAACAACCATATCCTACCAAGGCTGTCGAGAAGAAAATTGTTCTCGGTTCAATGGAAAAGTATGGTGCAGTTGATGCAGACTTTGCAGAGAATCTTGTGACTTGGGCTGATGTCATTCGCAAGACCTTCTATGATGGTGGTGTCGATGAAATTATTTCTACTCGACGCTTGGATCACATTGCAAAGGCGTTTGCTATCTTTGGTGACAAGTCACAGGCTATCGAACTTTGTGTGTCTCGTTTCGATGAAGATACCAAAACTGGTTTCTTGTCTCTTTACGGTAAGATTGATGCGGGTATTGACCCTCTTGCCGAATCAGAATCAACGGAAGAAGAATCTAATTCTTTCGGAGATGATATCGATTTCTAAGTAAATCGTTATAAATAGTGTGGTGAGTGCCTAAGGGGCTCACCACTTTTTTTTAACCTCGCTGAAAAGGAGAAATGAAATGGTACGTAAGTACAATACCACTGCTATTGCAGATTTTTTAAATGATGTTAGCCCGTATACTGTGGGTTTTGACCACTTGTTTTCAAACCTAAGAGAAGTGGGTTTGGACAGTTCTGGATACCCTCCATATAACATTGTAAAAGATTCTGATGAACACTATATCATTGAGATTGCTGCCGCTGGGTTTGCAAAGACTGACTTTGATATTGAACTTGTTCCTGAAGGTCGTAAACTTGTCGTGAAGGGTGAGATAGTAGATAGAGAACCTAAAGAATATCTTCACAAAGGGATTGGTGAACGTAAGTTTACTCGCGTCTTTACTTTGTCTGAGGATATGCAAGTAACTGGTTCTCAGTTTGCTCAAGGAGTTCTTTATATTGATTTACAAAGAGTTGTCCCTGAAGAAAAGAAACCGCAAAAAATTACGATTGAATAAATCTATAAAGGGGCTTGACAATCAAGCCCCTTTTACTTTAGAATATGTAAACACTTGATAATGGAGAAAGTGAATGAAACTTAGTAATGAAACTCTTGAACTACTCAAGAACTTTTCGACTATCAACCAAAATCTTTTGATTAAGGCTGGTAATACAATTTCAACTATGTCTGCAATGAAAAATATCGTTGCAAAGGCAGACGTTGCAGAAACCTTTACTCAAGAAGTTGCCATTTATGACTTGAACGAATTCTTGTCTGCGGTGTCTCTTTTCAAAAATCCTAACTTCGATTTCCAATCTGATTGGGTCAATATTACCGAAGAAGGAAGTGGTTCGACTTCTTTGAAGTATTACTACTCTGACCCTTCTGTGGTTACAAGTCCCAGTAAGGACATTAATATGCCAGATTCAGATGTTGCATTTGTTCTGGATAGTTCTGTGCTTGACGGTATCAAACGGGCTTCGGCAGTCATTGGTGCTCCAGACTTATCACTCTCTAAAGGTAATGGATGCGGCCCTCGTACTGCTCTGACCGCTAAAGATAAAAAGAACGCGACTGCAAACAATTACTCTGTTGAAGTTGACGCTCAATCTTCTGCAACTGCTTTTAATCTGTTCTTCAAAACAGAAAACATGAAGTTAGTTTCCGATAGTTATGATGTTGCTATCTCCTCTAAGTTGATTAGTCAGTTCACAAGTAAGAACAAAAATGTTACTTACTGGATTGCACTTGAACCCGAATCGACTTATGAGGCTTAATTATGATGGATACATTCTTATGGGTGGAGAAATACCGCCCACAGAATATTGACGATTGTATTCTTCCCGAAGACCTAAAACAAACTTTTAATGAGTTTGTGAAAGATGGACACATCCCCAACCTGATTCTTTCAGGCGGGGCTGGAATGGGTAAGACTACTGTTGCAAAGGCTATGGTGGAACAAATTGGTTCTACCTACATGATGATAAACGGTTCTGAAGAATCTGGTATTGATGTACTCAGAACCAAAATCAAAAACTTTGCTTCTACTGTGTCTCTTGAGGGGGGACGCAAGTACATCATCCTAGATGAGGCCGATTATCTCAACCCTCAGTCTACTCAACCCGCTCTCCGTGGATTTATGGAAGAGTTTCACAAGAACTGCGGTTTTATCCTAACCTGTAACTACAAAAACAGGTTGATCGAACCACTTCAGTCTCGGTGCAGCGGGGTAGACTTTGCGATACCAAACACAGTTAAACCAAAACTCGCACAACAATTCTTTAAGCGTTTGAAAGGAATCTGTGAGGACGAAGGTATCAAGGTAGAAGATAAGGCCTTGATTGAACTTGTGATGAAGTTCTTCCCCGACTTTCGTAGGGTGTTGAATGAGGCTCAACGTTACTCTGCTAGTGGACAAATAGACGCTGGCATTCTTGTTGATTTATCTGACAAGAACATAAACGACCTTATGTCAGCAATGCGTGAGAAGGACTTCAGTGCCGTTCGCAAGTGGGTGGTGAACAATCTTGATAATGACCCCTCTCGATTCTTTAGAACTGTCTACGATAGCCTCTATGACAATCTTGCAGACGCAAAGTCTATTGCGTATGCAGTAGTGACTCTTGGTGACTATCAATACAAGTCTGCATTCGTTGCAGACCAAGAGATAAACACTCTTGCCTGCTTAACGGAGATTATGTCACAAGTTAAGTTCAAATGAAACGTTTAGTATACATTAATAACGGGTTTGTTGGAAACTCGTGGGTAGTATATTTGTCTATGCTGAATGGTGTACCAAAGGTTGTAAAGTTAGCAAGACGAAACAGTAGAGCTGTAATTAATACTAAGATTGCAGAACAAAGGTATAAAGAAAGTGTATACTTTTTTTCTCCAGAAGGACAAATAGAAGATGTTAGACACCAAATTTATGGTACTGAATATATCATAGAAACTTTATCTAGTCCAGACCCAGGCCTTGAACCTAAGTATGATGAAATTGTTGACGGGGTTTTCCATAAAATGCCCCGTGGACATTTAGCAATTAAAGACAAAACTTTTGATTCATTTATGAATCGTCGAAAAAACGCAAGTGTAACTAGAGGTGTATATGACGATTGGGATGGCATCAAAGATGAAAAAGTTAAAAATACTATCTTAGATAGTGATGTCATTGTTCGGTATCAACCTAATGTTTGGGGTTATGAGTTCTCTAGAGAGTTTGCACAAGAAAGTTTGTTTGTATATGCTACAAATAAAGTTAGTAGTCTACTTTTACACTATCTAGAAAAATGCTATGATTGGACTAAAACTGGTATTGAAGTATACGTTATGCATAATTATCCAGAAAGAAAAGAAGAGTTGTTCTTGATGTTGGATGATTGGATAAAAGAACAAAGAAAACTCAAACATGAACTGGAGGATAATAATATTGAACATATTGTTTTCAATACTTCCACACAAGATTGGGTTTCTTTGGGGCTACAGCCTCGTCCAGATATATCCGAAATAATATTTAAACGTACTGATCGCAAAGTCGATTACAAAATTAAAATTATCAATGAGTATCTTGAATATTCTGGCATGCAGTGGGATGATTTAGTCTAGTGAACAAAATCTTTGTCCTTGGTGGAACTAAAACAGGAACCTCTCATTGTCAAGTTTGTTTGGAGACAATGTTTCCAAACCGCAGAATTGCGTCTTGTTCTAAACAAGGTGATGATGTCTGGACAACAAAGTTACTTGCAGGAGACATGTCTTTTTTGGATGATGCCGACATCTTTCTTGATGGTGGACGATGGGACTACGTTTTACCAGATGCATTTCTAGAGACTCTCGACCCTGAGCACACGATTGTTTTAAATAGAAATCCCGTAGATTGGTTGTTCTCTGAGATGGCCTATTTCGATGAGATGTTTAAGATACATCACAAGACACCTAAAAAACTATTACTCTTATTTTTGTACATGCGTAACACGATGTATTATAAATTTACGAAGTATGGTTTTAAAAAATATTCTATTGACAAAGACAAAGAAATGATTGATTGGTTATTGGATGTTTTTCCTACAAATATTTCTGAAGTCGATTTGACAAGACTACGCACAATAAAGTATAATAGTAACACGTATGAAAAGGATGATCCAAACGTACTATATATTTTGGAACATCTAAACATCACTCCAGAAGAAGCAGAGAGTGACTATATTATGAGATTATTATAATGTATGAATTGAAAGATTATTTGAACTCTATAAACTATGAGAAGAAAAATCTCATGGATACCGAAGATGAAATGTGGGAGAAGAAGTATCCCGCCTTTATCGTTAATAAATGCCTATCCCCCTTCCCTGACACAATTCATTTTGTCAATGAGATGAACAGGCTGCCCGGCTTGGATAAAAAGTTACAATATGACTTTTTACTAAATACTCTTAGGTCTCGAAAAAGATTTGCACCGTGGATGAAATCTAGTAAGACAAAAGATCTAGAGTATGTAAAAGAGTATTATGGTTATAGTAATGAAAAGGCCAAGTCTGCTCTAAGTCTGCTCAGTGATTCTCAACTAAAAATTATAAAGGACAAATTGAATAAGGGCGGAAAAAATGGATAGTTATATATGGACAAGAGAAAATATGTTGGAGGTGGCTCTCAAAGAGCCCGACGATTTTCTTAAGGTGCGTGAAACCCTTTCACGTATCGGTGTTGCTTCTAGGAAGGAGCAAAAACTTTATCAGTCGTGTCACATCTTACACAAAAGAGGTAAGTATTATATTGTTCACTTCAAGGAACTCTTTGCACTTGATGGCAAAGACACAGACTTGACAGAGAATGATATATCAAGAAGGAATCGTATTGCACTTCTCTTAAGGGATTGGGGACTCGTGTCTTTCCCAGACAATGATGAACCGATTGCTCCTCTAAGTCAAATTAAAGTTATTGCATTTAAAGATAAATCCAACTGGACACTTGAAACAAAATATAATATTGGTAAGAAGGACTAAAATGTGCTTATTCGTGATGAGAGAACCGGCAAGTCGCTGGTGATGTTTCACACCCGTAAAACGGGTGACGTAAACATAAAACAATGGTTTAAAGAAAGTGAAGACTTTTCTGTTGATTATCGTTTGTTCGATGATGGTTATCTTCAACTAAATCGTGATAAGATAAAAGAATATAAAATCAGTAAAATATTCTGTGTCAAACGTAATCCTTATTCTAGGGCTATTTCACAATGGAGATGGTGGAATTGGGAGATGGTCAATGATACCACGTTTGATGAGTGGTTAGACCAAGTACAGGAATCTAGAAGACATCTTCCAGAGAAAGCACAGTGTCCCTTGGATTACAAAGGAGAACGTTGTGAATCTCAGGGATGTGATTGGAAATGTCAATTTCACAAAAACTGTGTGGAAACACAGGAATCACTGATTGGAAATTTATTTCCAGTTCAACTCCTTTCTTTTGAAAATCTACAAGAAGACTTCACTGAGTTTATGCGTAGTATCGATTACGAAGGTGATACTACTTTCCCAAAAGAAATCATAACACAACCACTTGATTGGTTAAAGAAAGAACTCGCTAGAGATGTGCCCAAACTGATGAAAGTCATATACGTGACTAGTTCAATGATAAACACCGATAAGTATCCTGAAATTGTGGAAGAAATTAAGGCTTTACAACCCAACCATTATTATGATAAGATAATGACTTCTGAACACAAAGACAGAGTATACGACTTGTTTAAAACTGATTTCCACTCTCTAGGTTATTCACGATGAAATTTTACACAAATGTTTTGCAGTGGGGGAACAATCTTCTGCTGCGAGAAGTTGTGGACGGTGAACGCAGAAACCGAAAAGTTAAGTACTCACCAACACTGTACGCAGTTGTTGGTAAAGAAACAGGGTACAAAACTATTACCGGCCAGAACGCCGCCCCTATTCAGCACGAAACAATTAAAGAAGCAAAAGAGTGGGTAGAATCCTACAAAGACCAAAAACACCTAATCAAAGGTAGCACCGATTACAAGTATTGTTTCCTAAACGAAACCTACGGTAAGGAATTTGACATGGATCAAATCCTTATCTACACGATGGATATCGAAGTGGAGTGTGACAATGGGTTTCCTAATCCTACGGAAGCAAGTGAACCGATGTTGTCTATTACCGTTAAGAATCACCAGAACAAAAAGTTTATGGTGTGGGGAATGCAACCTTACAAAAACGACAGAGATGATGTCACATACATTCACTGTCATTCTGAGGAAGAACTTCTCAGTGAATTTATTAAGTTCTGGTCATTTAACTATCCCGACATTCTAACAGGCTGGAATGTGGAGTTCTTTGACATCCCGTATCTATACAACAGAATCCACAAACTTCTTGGTGAGGATGTTCTGAAAAGACTTTCGCCTTGGGGGTTTGTAAACTCTAAAAACATTTTCAAAAAGGGTAAGAGTCAAGAAACATACGAAACATTTGGCGTTGCCGTCCTTGACTATCTTGACCTATTTCGAAAGTTTACCTATAATACTCTGGGCAATCAAGAGTCTTATCGACTAGACCATATCGCTCACGTTGTTCTAGGTGAACGCAAAGATGACAATCCATACGAAACGTTTAGTGAATGGTATACCAAAGACTATCAATCTTTCATCGACTACAACATCATGGACGTGGAGTTGGTTGACAAACTGGAAGACAAACTCAAGTTGATTGAACTGTGTCTGACGATGGCCTATGATGCAAAGGTAAACTACACTGATGTACTTGGAACGGTGAAGTATTGGGATGTCTTGATTCACAACTTTTTGATGGAAAAGAATATTGTTGTCCCTCAAAAAATTCCCGCAGAAAAGTCTGAAAAGTATGAGGGTGCATTTGTAAAAGACCCTGTTGTTGGTGAGTATGAATGGGTTCTATCTTTTGACTTGAACTCTCTGTATCCTCACTTGATTATGCAGTACAACATCTCACCAGAAAAAATGGTTGCAGATAGAACAGTGCCTGGCATGAGTGTTAACAAACTTCTTAACAAAGAGGTTGACACTTCTGTTCTCAAGGGAGTAACTCTAACACCGAACGGTGCTTTGTTCAAAACAGACTCGAAGGGATTCCTTCCTGAGATTTTGGAAAGTATCTACAACGACCGTGTGAAGTACAAGAAACTGATGTTGGAGGCTGAACAGGAATACGAAAACACCAAGAACCCTGCTCTACTCAAAGATATCTCTCGTTACTCAAACATTCAGATGGCAAAAAAGATATCGATAAACTCCGCTTATGGTGCGATTGGTAATCAGTGGTTTCGATACTACAATAACAATACCGCTGAGGCAATCACCACTTCTGGACAACTATCCATCAAATGGATTGAAAAGAAACTCAACGAATATTTCAACAATCTGATGCAAACAGAACATGTTGATTATGTTGTATATGTGGACACCGATTCCGTTTACATCAACTTTGGGCCTTTGGTTGACAAGGTGTTCAAGGACAAGTCTGATAAAACTAAAATCGTTGACTTTCTTAATACTATTGCGTCAGAAAAAATCGAACCGTTTATCGATAAGTCATATAAAGAACTTGCAGATTACCTCCATGCATTTGAACAGAAGATGTTTATGAAACGAGAAGTGATTGCAGACAAAGGTATCTGGACTGCAAAGAAACGATATATCCTAAATGCGTGGGATGTCGAGGGCGTTCGGTATAAAGAACCCAAACTTAAAATCACAGGTATCGAGGCTGTCAAGTCATCTACTCCTTCTGCGTGTCGTGATAACATTAAGAAAGCACTAAACGTCATCATGAATGGTGATTCCAAACAACTCAACACATTTATTCGTGAGTTTCGTCAAGAATTCATGACATTGGATAACAACTTGATTGCATATCCTCGTTCGTGTAATGGTGTACAAAAGTGGAGTGACCCTTCTTCTCTTTACAAGAAAGGTGCTCCGATGCACGTCAAGGGTGCGATACTATACAACCATCTTATTATGAAAAATAATCTAGACGGGAAATACCCACTGATACAAGAAGGTGACAAGATTAAATTTATATATCTTGCAACTCCAAACGTTTATCAGTCATCTGCGATTGCGTATATTACAAAACTTCCCCCTGAACTTAATCTGACTTTGGACTATGACAAACAGTTTGAAAAGTCTTTCATAGAACCACTGAGTATCATTCTAGACAGTATTAAATGGAACATCGATAGAAGTTATGGTTCTCAGGGTAGTCTGGAGGACTTCTGGGGATGATAGTAATGAAACCAGTGGACTTTAGAGTTGCAACTCTGTTTGTTCAGGCGAGACACTATAGTCCAGTAATGCCTAAACTTACTAAACATTATCTTGGTGCATACTATGAAGATGAACTGGTAGGTATCCTGACTCTGGGCTGGGGTACAAATCCAATGGGAACAATTCGTAAAATGTTTCCAGAATTAACCACGGCAGATTACTTTGAAATAGGTAAGATGTGTATGGACGAGAAAATGCCTCGCAATTCTGAAACTCAAATGATGAGTGCAACAGTAAAGTGGATGAAACAAAATACGCCTAGTGTTTCTTACCTATACACTTGGGCAGATGGTATTGTTGGGAAGCCAGGCTACGTGTATCAAGCAGGAAACTTTCTGTACGGTGGGTTTATCTGGAGTGACATTTATGTAACCGAAGATGGCGAGAAGGTGCATTTTAGAACAATCCAACGTAAGATGAAGAAAGAGTTGAACCGCACAGATACTAAGTATGGGCCTAGACCGTCAGATGAAAAGATGGGAGAGTTGGGTTTCAGTAGAGTTTGGGGTAAACAGTTTCGCTACATATACCCGTTAAACAAAAGTTCGAGGAAATACTTGAAACGATCTACATGTGATTGGAACTTAAATTATCCAAAAGATGCTGACTTACAGTGGAAAATAAAAAAGCCAGGCGAGACAGAATATCGCTTGACAAACACCATACCTTATGATTATAATGGAAACAATGTTAACCATAACTCGTCAAACGTAAATAAAGTTGCCGACAAATGGGGAACAGGAACCCTTGAATCTTTTTTATGAAAGCGCAAACAAACACAGAACTTTATAATTTCTTAAAGACTTGTGCAGATAATACAGGCTTGCCCGTAATGAGTAAGCCTCTTTTTATTGACACAACTGAGAAATATGGTAAGGAAGTTTTTCGTTCAACTCTCTCGGAGTATATTACAAAAGAAAAACCTCCTTATCCTCTAAAACAATTCAACGAACAAAAGGTAATAGAAAACTTTCGTAAGTTAGAGAAAGCACCTTTTACGGATTACATCTACATTCCAACAAAAGAAGTTGTTGAAAAATATGATGACTACAAATATTCATACAAAGATTTTGGACTAGGTTTTATTGATGGGCCATCAACCTTCAATTACTGCGCCGATTCTTTTATGAATGATTTGCGTATGCGTTGTGGTTCATATGGTTTCAAAGCGCCAGTAACAAGATGGGAAGATGGTGATAATATTTGGGGTGCGTTTGGGCCTATTTGGAGAGGCGTAAACGATGCACAAGTTTTATCTCCAAAAACATATACCATGGCATTTCGATTGGGTACATACATCGCAACTCAGTTCAAACCTATTGTTGCGAAAACAATTTATGACATGACTCGTGCGAAAACCGTATTGGATACCTCTATGGGATGGGGTGACAGACTCACTGGATTCTATGCTTCAAACGCAACTCATTACATTGGTTGTGACCCTAACCCGAACACATTTGAACGTTACGAAAGGATGATAAAATTTTATGATGGAATCTACAATAAATCTCGTGGTAAAAAGACTGTCCAGATTTACAACTGTGGTGCAGAAGATTTGCCGTGGGATGAAATCAGCAATGTTGATTGTGCGTTTACTTCTCCCCCGTATTTTTCGACAGAAAGATATAATGAAGGTGGGGAAAAACAGGAACTACAGTCGTGGGCTAAATTTAATGAGTACTCTGCTTGGAGAGATGACTTCTATCTTCCTGTTGCAAAGAATAGTTTCGACTCGTTAAGTGAACGTGGTGTTCTGATGGTCAACATTCTTGACCCTAAGATACATGGAACAAGATATCGTTCTGGGGATGAACTTGTTGATATGTTGCGTCCAAACTTTTTGGGACAGATTGGTATGCGAATCATGCAACGTCCTCAAGGTGCTTCTGTTTTCAAAGATGAGGATGGAAACTTTGACAAAGAGGCTATGGACAAGTTCATGAATAAACTATACATGGAAAACGTCTGGTGTTTTGGTAAAGACACTTCTGTTGATTTGTTTTCAGACGTTAGAGTCAATACACTGGAGTCTTTCTTTTGAACATTGCAACACCGGCAGACTTTGATGAAGTCTGGAATATATTTCAAAATAACAAAGAATGGTTTCCACATGTGTGGAACACAAAAATAAGGAAAAGAATAGAATTAGGTCAGTGCGTTTTACAAGATGGTGTGGTGATAACTTTCCATCAAAATAACGCAACTAGGCCCATAGGACGTGACACAGATGTAAAGGTCGAGCGTGATTCATACACGATTCACCAAATCGTTAACTCCGTAAAGGGTAACGGTAATGCTTCAAAGGTCATGAAAGAATTCTTTGATTGGACAGGACAAGATGTGTACCTGACTGTCAGAGAATCAAACCTTGCTGCAAACTCATTTTATAAAAAGATTGGTATGCAACCAGTAGGTTATATCAATTGGAGTGAGGGAAAAATGAAAGGCAGGGTTTGGAAATTTAAATCTTAACAGTCCAGTAGGACAGGAGAAAAAAATGAAAATGCACTTTGATATTGAGCGTTCGCTCAAAGAAAATCCCCCATCATATCCAGAAGGGGTACACTTTGTAAAAAGGATAGTAACTAATCGAGGAAATCTGATTCGAAATAAACAGGCTAGACTGTTGTTGACTCGTCCAGAAAATGTTGCTAAGATTGTACAGTCTTATCAAGTCAATGGATTTCTTTATGACCAGCCTGTACAGGTTGTTGAGGACAACGAAAAGGATCCTAGAAAGAAAGACATTTTGGGTGGATATAATAGAGACGCTGCTCAAGAACAACTGGGATGGCAATCTACTATCGTGGATGTAGTAAAATTTGATTCACCTCGAACTCGCAGGGAGTTTATCTATGTTGACAATCACATTTTAAACCCCAGAACTGGTAATACTAGAGATGATATTCTTAAAGGCTTATCAGATGGAATCGCAGAAGGATCTATAAATATTTCAGATGATAAGGATATTAAAAGTTTTATTTCTGTTGCTGCTGGAGATATGACTGAAGAACAACAGGAAAATATTTTTAACAGTTTCAGAAAAGAACACTCCCCATTCCAATCTATGCGTCCTTTCATTGCTAGGACTGCGGCCGCTTGGTTAAAAGAAAATGGTTATCAATATCAGGGCGTAAAAAATCGCAGTGTTGATGGTATTGCATATGCTAGACCTTCGGGGTTTAGTAAGGGTGCGTTTTGGGATGGATTAGAACTATCTAGAAAAAAAAGTATTGATACATACGCCCCCGTAACTATCTACGGGTATATTGAAAGCCCTAAACCATCCCAACTTGAGGCTGACAGAAAGGCATGGTTAAAGGATTTTGCAAAAATGAATTCTAAAGTTCAAGAAATTTGTCAATATGCTATGACTTTAGATGCTCAAGAGGTGAATGACAAAGTGGTTTCCGTATTTAAGTTTGGTGGATTCCTTCCACAGAACATCGGGCTAAATAGTCACGGACAAGTTGAAGAAACAGGATTGGTTGATGAGTTCGGCAATCCATTTGTTGGAGAATAATTATGACAGACTTTTTAAAAGACATTATAAAAACAACCGGAAATGAATATGCCGGTATTGTTGAAGATGGTGTAGAAGCAGGAGACGTTGATAGTTTTATTGACACTGGTTCTTATATCTTTAACGCACTCATCTCAGGCTCCCTTTATGGGGGCCTGCCTTCAAACAAAATTACCGCACTTGCTGGTGAATCGGCAACAGGTAAGACTTTCTTTCTCATGGGAATGGTAAAGTCTTTCTTAGATGCAAATCCAGATGCGGGGGTTTTGTACTTTGAATCTGAGTCTGCAATCACAAGACAGATGGTTGTTGATAGGGGGATTGACCCCTCTCGTTTAGTTATACTTCCAGTGACTACGGTTCAAGAGTTTAGAACGCAGGCAATCAAAGCTCTCGATTCTTACATGGAAACCAAAGAAAGTGACCGAGTGCCGTTGATGATGTGTCTTGATTCTCTTGGTATGTTGTCCACAACCAAAGAAGTAGAAGACACCGCAGAGGGTAAAGAAACTCGTGACATGACTCGTGCCCAAGTTTTGAAGGCCGCATTCCGTGTGTTGACTCTAAAACTTGGTAAGGCAAAAGTACCGATGGTAGTTACTAATCACACTTACGATGTTGTTGGTTCTATGTTCCCACAAAAAGAAATGGGTGGTGGTTCTGGTTTAAAGTATGCCGCATCGTCTATCGTTTTCTTGTCTAAGAAGAAAGATAAAGATGGAAGTGAAGTGGTTGGAAATATCATTCATTGTAAAAATCACAAGTCTCGTTTGACTGTAGAAAACAAAATGGTTGATGTTCGTCTAAACTTTGAAAAGGGTTTGGATAAATACTACGGACTTGTCCAGTTGGCTGAAAAGTACAACATCTTCAAAAAAGTTTCCACTCGTTATGAACTACCTGATGGGTCAAAAGTTTTTGGTAAAACAATTCAAGACGATCCAGAAAAATACTTTACAGATGAGATAATGCAACAACTAGAGGAAGTGGTTGCAAAGGAGTTTAAATATGGAAACGGTTGAGTATTGTTACGTTGAAAGTGACTCACAAAATCAAACGTGTATTGGTATTCGCAATGGTGAATACGAAGGAACTATTTTCAAGTACGGAAAGATTGGTGTCCATGAGGAAGATGGTGAGGCCTCTCTCGCGTTTGAGTATGACGTGGTAGAAACAAATGGAAAAGACGCTGAAGAATTTCGAGAAGGCAAATTCAAAGAAATCTGTGGCGACATCCTATTAAAAATCTTGTCTGAACAAATGAAAGAAGATGGTAACTCCTGAACAAAGACAAAAGATACTTTCCAACTGTCTTGCCTATATGCAAGATTTAGGTAAGAGAACGGGTAGAGTCATGTCTAAGGACATGATTGTAAATCTGCAATACCTAAACGAAACGCAACAAAGTGACTATATTGACTTTTGGGATTCGGTTGTAACGTATCTTAAATTGTCTGGTTCAAAAACCTTTTTGGATTTTGGGTCAGGTACTAACACAATGGCCGCAATTGGTAGATGGAACGGGCTGGACTTCAAGACATCTGATTTACCAGATGAACGTGATACCGACAACTTCCTTAGTCCATTTCCGTTGTGGAGAAAACGTCTTGATTTTCCTCTGGACATTACAAACAGTTGGATTGACCAAGACGATTTCACTATTGGTACTGACCTAAAGTTTGACACAATGGTGATTACAAGGTTTTCTTTGTTTAAAGAAAGAAAAAGAAATGGGAGAAAACTAACAGAAAAACAAATAAAAAGATTTTTCGATGAGGCGTTTAGAGTCGCAGACAAAATAGTTTATGTCGAGTTCCCTCCAAACGAAATGCGAAAAGACCTTGTAAATTACGCTAAGATGTTTTATAATGTACAGCAATTACATAATATGCCACAAGTATATGATGTACCATTAAACACGCCACTGAGTGTTACGGAGATATCAAAAAGATGACTCAAACAATTGAAAGAACTATTCTTAGCAATCTAGTCTATAACGAAGACTATGCTAGACGTGTTCTTCCTTTCCTAAAAGACGAATACTTTGGGAATCGTGAAGAACGAATTATCTATCAAGAAATCCATAAGTTTATTGATAGATACAACAAGCCACCTGTTAAAACCTCTTTGCATATTGAAATAGACAATCGCAAAGACTTAACTGAAGACCAGTTCAAGTCTGTCAATTCTATCATAGAGACACTGAACTCACTCGATGTTGAGATGGAATGGTTGCTAGAAGTCACAGAGAAGTTCTGTAAGGACAAAGCCATCTACAATGCAATCATAGATGGTATCAATATTATCGATGGTAAAGACAAAGACAAGACGGCTGACGCACTTCCAAGTATGTTGACTAACGCACTTGCAGTTAGTTTTGACAATCGTGTTGGACACGATTACGTAGAGAACGCAGAAGACCGATTTGAGTTCTACCACAGAAAAGAGGAAAAGATTCCTTTTGACTTGGAGTTTTTCAACAAGATTACTAAAGGTGGATTGCCGCAAAAGACATTGAACATTGCGCTTGCCGGAACTGGTGTTGGTAAATCTTTGTTCATGTGTCATATGGCTGCTGACTGTCTGTCTCAGAATAAGAATGTCTTGTACATCACTATGGAAATGGCAGAGGAACGTATCGCAGAAAGAATTGATGCAAACCTGATGAATATTTCTATGGAAGACTTACATGCACTTCCAAAGAACATGTACGAAGATAAGATTGGGAATCTTGCAAAGAAAACAAGTGGTAAACTTATTATCAAGGAATATCCAACTGCATCTGCACATGTTAATCATTTTCGTGCATTGATAAAAGAACTTGCAATCAAGAAGAGTTTTAAACCAGATATAATCTTCATAGATTATCTAAATATTTGTGCATCATCTAGAATGAGAGCCTTAGGTGGTTCTATTAATTCCTATAGTTACGTTAAGGCAATCGCAGAGGAACTGCGTGGACTTGCCGTTGAATGTAACCTTCCTATTGTGTCTGCAACGCAAACAACACGCTCTGGGTATTCCAACACAGATGTGGGGTTAGAAGATACCTCAGAATCTTTTGGTTTGCCTGCGACTGCTGACTTCATGTTTGCCCTGATAAGTACTGAAGAGTTAGAAGAACTTAATCAGATTATGGTCAAACAGCTGAAGAACCGATACAACGATCCCTCTGTAAATAAACGTTTTGTTGTCGGTATAGATAGATCAAAGATGAAACTCTTTGATGTTGACTTGAACGAACAACAGGACTTAGTTGATTCTGGACAAGAAGACGATTCTGTTCCCGTGTTCGATAGAGGAAAAAACTACGAAAATTTTTCTAATTTTAAATGATAAATAATTAAAGGAGATTGTAATGTTTAAATGGCTGAGAAGTTTGTTTGTCGCTGAACCTACTGGTGAAAGGGCAAAAGATGACAAGGGTAGATTTGTTGCAGATGACCCCTCTACACCTAATGTAAATGAGGCGTATGTTGATGGGAAGACTCCGACTCCAAGGGACAAACCTGTTCGTAAGAGAAAGACTACTCCCCGCAAAAAGAAAACTACTGCAAAGAAAAGAGCACCTAGAAAGAAGAAAGTAGATGCCTAAAAAGATAGTTGCACCATGGCACAGGAGAATGCTCCCGTCTTGGTTTCCGAGATTCAAGGTCACAGTGACTAACATCGGAGACGGGGGTATTCGCTATGTTGCAAAACATATTCACGTAAACAACACCAAAAGACTCAAATTAACCACTTGGGACGATAGGGTGGTTGACCTCAAGTCTTCTGAAGGCCTCACCGTAATTGTCGAAGAATACATAGACGATTTAGATTAAACGCTTGACTCCTCCTAAATAGTTTAGTATAATTGCAATATACTAGAGAGAGAGGGAGTATAAATGGCGGTTCCAAACATAACGACTATCAAGTCTTTACAAACGGCTGTAGAGAAATTTGGATATCACATTAAGGAATCCAAGTCTACCAATCTCACAGTTCTTTTAGCTACCAAAAATGACCGTATCCCCGCACTAGAAGATCTTGCAAAAAGATTAGGTGGTGTATATAACACCGAAAACAAATCCGGCTCTTCAATAGGTAGAGTTGAAATAAAAAAATACTACATTCTCGCAAAGAACGCCAGTGGGGGTTCTGGTGGGGGTGCAGAGATTACTGCCTTAACAGAATGTATGCAGTGTTACTATTGTGCATATGTGTTCAACATTGCAAAGAAAAAAATCACAAAAACTTTAACCAAAGCACAACTTGAAAAGGCAGAAAAGTACGTCGATGCAGACAGAACTTTAGGAAAGATTCTTAAGAATGGGCCAGAGGATTGGATAACCACAGATGTATATCTGAAAACCGCAAACAAAGTTTTTGATGAGTATGGTTCGAAGATGAGTACTCCGGTTTATTTTCATCGTGGTTCAAAGTTTATGACAAATATCTACAAGGCAAAAGCAGCTTGTCATAAAATAGATAAGGCTTCAGAAGAGACACAGGCTCCTGGCTCATTTTCAAACGACAAATGGAATCCTGGCGATATTTGGGCATCCACATTTAAACCAACCGAAACACCTTTGAAAGAGAGTGTTTCTAATTGGAAAACACTAAATGATAAAGTATATCAACTCGCACTTTCTGGAGAACTTCTTGGTATTTCACTGAAAAAAATTGGTAAGACTGCTAAGGCAACTTCAAAAGAATTTAACTTACCTAAAGGTAAATCTGCAAAGAGTCCCGTATACAAATACAAGAGTTGGTCTTTTGGACAGACAGGTGAGTTTTTCGACTCAAAGGACTTATACGTCACTTGTGATGCCGGTACAATGCAGTTTAGAACCTTTGGTGGAGAGAAGTCATGGCAGGGAGAAATTAAGGGTGGTGCAGCCGCTGGTGGTAAAATTGGTGGGGGTAACGTTGATTTCTACATGTCCCAAGTTTTGAACAAAGATATATATCAAGGCAAAGGAAACGAATCATCACTTTTAACTGCATTGGGACAAGACAAAAACAAAGTCGCTGAAAATGCATACATGATATACGAAAAGGTAAATAGTAAGGGCAATCCTAAAAAACCAATCATGACTAAAAGTGATTTTATGAAACAGTGGAAGGCAAGCCCAAAAGAATATACAAACAGTAAATATATTTGTCTGCTTTTTATCTATAATTTTTTGACGGCAAACACTGCAAAAAGAAACGAACTAATCACTAAGATTTTCCGCTACGCACAAAGTGATGTGGATCAATCTAGTTACTATATAAAAATATCCTAAAATGATGAACTTTAAACAAACGTTAACAGAAGACAAGGCAGGGAAAAACCTGCACTTAGAACACATAGAAGACGAAATCATCAACAACGGTGTTGAGGGTGGACGTGCTGCAATCAACTTCCTGAGAAGTCTCAGAGATATGTTGGCCGGTAGTGCGAGAAGTTCTGTCAACATGACGGTAAAGTGGGATGGTGCGCCTGCAATATTTGCCGGTATCGACCCCTCTGACGGCAAATTCTTTGTTGCAAAAAAGGGAGTGTTTAACGTCAATCCAAAACTTTACAAAACAAACGCAGAGATTGATGAAGAATTGAAAGGTGACTTAAACTCCAAGTTTAAAACTGCACTCGCAGAGTTTCCTAAGTTGGGAATCACTGGTGTAATTCAAGGCGATTTGATGTTTGCCGATGATATCGAAAAAACAAATATAGACGGTGAAACCTTTCTGACTTTTCAACCAAACACTATTGTATACGCAGTGCCTCCCGATTCAGATTTAGGGAAACAAATTGTTAAGGCAAAGATTGGTGTAGTTTGGCATACAACTTACGAGGGTAAGACTTTGGAGTCTATGAAGGCTAGGTTTGGTGTGGATATCTCCAAACTAAAAAGTGTCCCTTCTATCTGGATGGATGATGCGTCATATAAAGACGTTTCTGGAAAGGCAAACTTCAACGCGAAAGAAACAGAGTACGTAACTAGAATCTTATCTGAGACAGGTAGGGTTTTCCAAAGAATCAACGCAAACCAACTCCGTTCTTTTAATAGGTTACAGGCGAGTCTGAAAAAACCTATGGTTGGTGCTATGTACGCTACTTATATGAACAGTAAAGTTCGTAAGGGAGAAAAGGTTTCTAATCCAAAGTCTCATGCAGAGGGTTATGTAAAGTGGGTCAGTGATTCTTTACAAAAGAAAATAGATACTATGAAGAGTCCGGCTGGGAAAGAAAAATACGAAAAGATGCAAAAAGAACTTGTGGTAGAGTTTAAAAAACACACAAGAAACTTAGAAAACATAATTATTTTTCAAAATCTTCTTGTAGATGCTAAAATGCAAATAGTAAAAAAACTAAATAGTGTTAAGCAGCTTACAAGTACTTTTATTCTCACAGATAATGGATTTAAAGTGGTAAACCCAGAAGGGTACGTTGCAATAGATAGAGTGAGTGGTAACGCTGTAAAACTAGTAGATAGATTGGAGTTTTCGTACAATAATTTTACTGCACGAAAACGATGGGATAAATGAAAAAATATAACGAACTCATATCCGAACTACGGGTAAAAACCGTAGCTCAGCGCAAAAAGATTGCCCGTCAACTTTCTAGACGGATGAAGTCTTCTACCTTTCGCAAAAAGGTAGAGCGTTCAAAACTGCGTATAGCATCTCCTGAAAAACAAGTTTTAAAAGCTAGAAAACTTGCAAAACAAAAAATAATCAAAAAGTTTTATCCCAACTACTTTAACGCATCTCCTGTGCAACGTATGCAAATAGACCAAAGAATTGCATCAAAGTATGGGGCGATGATAGAAAAACTTGCAAAAAAACTTAGAAAAGAAATCCGACAACGCGAAATAGAAAAAGTAAAAGCCGCGAGGGAGAGGTTGAACAAAAAATGAAATCATTCAAACAGTTAAACGAAGCACCAGAAAAAAAGGTTGTATTTACTTTTGGTAGATTCAATCCCCCTACTACTGGCCACGAAAAACTTATCAGTAAAGTAAAGTCTGTTGCTGGGTCTGATGATTTCAAAATATATCCATCGTATTCTCAGAACGCAAAGAAAGATCCTCTTCCCCATGCACTGAAAGTGGCGTACATGAGAAAGATGTTTCCACAACATGCAAAGAGTATCATTGCAGATAAAGATTCAAAGACTGCTATAAACGTTGCGGTAAAACTTTACAACCAAGGTTACAGAGATGTGACTATGGTTGTTGGTTCGGATCGAGTAAACGAATTTAAAAACTTACTGACTACCTACAATGGGGTAGAAGGTAAGAGACATGGTTTCTATAAGTTTGACAAACTTAACGTGGTGTCTGCTGGTGAACGTGACCCTGATGCTGAAGGTGTTGAAGGTATGTCTGCATCCAAAATGCGGGCTGCAGCTGCCGATGGTGACGTAGAAAGTTTCATGAAAGGGTTACCAAGTGGTTTCAAAGACGGTAAAAAACTTTATCGTGATGTAAGAAAACACATGGGAATCCGTGAAGAAAAAGACTTACCTATCGAAACAGACGAAGAGTCTTTGAGAGATGCGTATCTGACAGGTAAACTATGGAAGATTGGTGATACGGTACACACCGAAGAACATTCTGGTACGGTCATTTC